TTAAGGCCATATTCCAAGGGGGAGAAAAGCCAAAGGTGGGCAAGAGTTTTGTTGCTCAATGTAATTATAACGATTGTCTTAACGAAAACTTTATTAGGGTTGTTAGCTGTAACACGACAGGGTTATGTAGAACCTTATCGGTTTTGGATGATACATACGGAGTAGAAAAAGTACACGCGACTATGATTAGAAGAGCAGCCGATCCGTGGGACATATATCATGGACCCGTTAATGCATTGGTTCCACACTTGGTAGTTCCCTCTCACCACGGCCCAGATGTTCGCACTATCCTGACAGACATGGAAATTTTCACCACCTCTGTGTCAGTCCCCACCACCCTTATGCATATGCATAGTATTGCGGCAGACCTACGCTCAGAGGTTCGGGTTGAAGATGTGGTCGCCCTGTTTGAAAGCACGACTAGAGTTCGGGTCGTTCATAATTCGGACGGAATCAGATCAACAGCCGAAATAATGGAATACGCCAAAGATATAGGCAGACCAAGAGGCGACATGCCAGAGATCTGCGTATGGAGCGATACCATAGGTGTGTGGGGCAACAAGCTACTGTATATGCAAGCTGTTCATCAAGAAAGCGACGTAGTTCCAGAAAATATCGATGCTATTAGAGCGGCTGTTGGTGTGTGCACCAAAGACAAAAGTATATCCCAGACTAACACCTCTCTTGGTATTGTGTAGGAGTCGGTATGTTTCCTGTCTTTACAGAAGAAAAAATAAAGAGAAAATATAGCAACCCAGAGTTGTCTGAAAAGAAGCTTAAGGTTGATGTTATATACAAAACGAATAAGTGGGGCCGTTCACGCTGCAACCCTGATATATTTAGAGATTCTGGATTTTTCGATGTTTGTGGAGAATACGATATTGCTAAAGAGGACGGAAGCTATCGAGACATGCTAGACTCTGAAGCTGAAATAATATTGACAGAAGATCTGGCAACATACAGAAGGTGTGTTGAGTGGGACTTTCTCGCAAATTACAGATATAAGGTTTTCATGCTTGACGAACCTGTGTATAGTCCCAACAGACACAGAGGTCGAGTTTTTGGGGGAAGGGACTCGTGTGCCGCTCATCACAAATTTCTAGATAAGATAGGAAGGAATGGTACTGTTGTCTTATACTCATGTGCCAGAGAACAATGGATATCTGGTATGCAAAGTGTGTACTTCACAGATTTCATAGACTACAAGCTTGAAAAAGAGGGAATCTACCCTATTGACCCACTTAAAAAAACCAAAACAGGAATATGTGCATATAGCCCTCGGCATGTAGGTGTGTGGCCCGATAGAGCAAAAGCACTATCGGCAGCGTGGGCGGTAGTTAAGGATTCTCCCGAATTTGAATACAGAATTTTTCACAGGGGCAGGAAGTCTGAGATCTCATATGCAGATCTCAGTCGAGAAGTCAGGGATGCGTCTTTTCAAATCATACCGAATCATGCTTTATGGCTGCATAACCTAAGATTTCTTCAGAGCTGGTTCGTAGGAACCATTCCTGTAGTTATTCACGAACCAAACTGGGTAGAAAATTCAAAACCCCTGATGGAAAATATATACGGAGATTTTGTTGAGCGTCATAATTATAAAACGTGCATCTTAACTGACCCTATAAAATTAAAAGATGACCTAGATAGATGTATTAGAGATGACGATTACAGGATTCATATGCTACAGAACATCAGGAATATGGACCTCAATCCTCTCAGGTGGCGAAACGTTTGTTTCAATATCTATCAGGCGATAAAAGCTACCGAATACGATTATCGACAAAGAGAGTTAAGCGGGAAGGATTTAAAGTGAAAATAGGTATAGTCGGACTAGGACACTGGGGCAAGGTGATCCTCAGAAACCTACGGGAACTGGGACACAGAGATATCGTCGTGTGCGAACAAAGAGATGTAGACTGGCACGAGATAGGAGAGAAATACAGGCAGGTTCGCGATTACAGAAAGCTGTCCTGCGATGCTGTGTTTGTGATTGTTCCAGTGGCAAGCCACTACGAAGTTTGCAGACACTTCCTAGAGCGTGGTATTGATGTATTTTGTGAAAAACCATTAGACACAAATCTGAAACATTGTCAAAAGCTGTATGAAATATCGGACAAACATAACTCAAGATTGTTTGTAGACTGGTTATTTACTTACAACCCGGCGGTACAAAAAATCAAAACCCTGATTGGAGGATTGGGAAAGCCGAAAAGTATAATAGCTAACAGGATGAACTTCGGCCCTGTTCGTACCGATGTTAATGCCAGATGGGATTTAGCTTCACATGACGTTTCAATAGGTTGTTACTTATTAGACGAAGCACCCGTGAGATCTGAGTGGCTAGACTTCAAAAGAGACAAAAACTCTGACCAAGACGACAGTACAGTGGGGGTTCTTGAATTTTCAGAAACCAGTATGCAAATCAACGCAAGCTGGTCTTATGGGATGAAGAACAGAATGTATATCCTAGAGTTTAACGCAAACGAAAATTCTTTTCTGCATTGGGACGACAATACGTCTACGATCCTTTATGGAAACGATGTTATACCGATAGAACCAAAGTCCCCGCTACACAGTTCTATCACCAACTTTTTAAATGGAGACTGGGGGCCTGAGCAAAAAGACTTGAGCCTCCACATAACAGGGAGTCTGTATGAATCAGGTTAAATTTAACAACCTCAACGCACAATGGCTAGAGATAGAAGAACAGGCGGTTCCAGAAATACGAGAACTGTTCTACACTTCCCAATTTATACTCGGCCCTCAAGTCAAAAGGTTTGAGGAAGCTTTTGCTGAATACTGCCGCTCTCAGCATGGGATAGGGGTTTCCAACGGAACGGATGCTATAAAAGTGGCCGCAAAAGCGTTAGAATTAAAGGGGTGCCCCTTGGTTTTTATGCCAGCTAATACATTCGTAGCGACTTGGCTAGCTATAAAGGAAGCGTACCCTGATGCACTAATCGAACCGGTTGACGTAGATCAAAATGGGCAAATGGATACCAGTCAACTTGAGCGATACTTGTCGCAGCCACGTTTAGCCGGAAGCTGTCTAGTGGTGGCCGTCCATATGTATGGATGCTGCGATGCTGTTGATAAAATACGACATCTCGCATCAAAGTACGATTGTTTATTGCTGGAAGACGCTTCTCAGGCACACGGTGCCAAATCCCCCCGAGGTACGGTTGCTGGTAGCGTGGGTGATGTGTCAGCTTTCTCTCTGTATCCCGGTAAGAACTTGGGAGCCGCTGGAGACGCTGGGATAATAGTGACAAACAACGAGAAGATAGCCGAAAGGTGTAGGCTGCTCCGAAATTACGGATCGGTAGAAAAATACGTACACGAGGGCATTGGGCATAATCACAGACTAGATTCCATACAGGCTATAATTCTCTATTGGAAGCTTCGGAAACTAGACGAGTGGAATAGATCCAGATCTATCGCGGCAAATAAAATTAGATCGCAAATAAATAATGATAGAATTTCGTGGATGTTGACCGACAATACTCTACAGGTGTATCACATATTACCGGTTTTACTCAAAGATTCTGAAAATAGAAATGCGTTTATGAAGCATTTGGATTATAATAATGTAGAATGCGGCATCCACTACCCAGTACCAATACATAAAATGCCGTTCTACAGAAGGGTTGAGACACAACTAACTAGAACGGAAGAATATGCCGAAAGAATGGTGAGTCTTCCCATCCACCCTTTTTTAAAGGACCAAGAAATATTGCACATTGTAGACGCAATAAATACTTTTGGAGGTTAAGATGAAGAATATAGATGAATCATATGTGATCAAGAAATATACAGAGGGTCACAGCACAATTTCTCTAGCCAAGGAGCTTGAGACTTATCCTAAAAAGATAGAAAGAATCCTCAAGAAAAACGGGCACACCCTCAGAAGCAGATCGGAATCTCAGTCGCTAGCCATCCAGAACGGACGGGCCAAACATCCAACTAAGGGGCTGAAGCGAACTGAAGAAGAGAAAACCAAGATCAGCATGGGTGTCGAGAAGGCGTGGAGAGAAATGCCCGAAGCTGAAAAAAAGAAGTTTTGCAAATCTGCAAAAAACAGGTGGGACAACATGTCTCCCGAAAAAAGGAGAGAGATGCAAGAGAAGGCTGGTAGGGCATTGCGTTTAGCGTGTCTGGAGGGATCGAAGCAAGAAAAGTTTCTCAAGGAAAAACTGGAAGAAGCTGGCTACGAAGTGGTCATGCATAAAAAAGGATTAATTGAAGGAAATTTTGAAATTGACTTGCTTTTGCCAGAACTCAATACTATAATAGAGGTAGACGGGCCGCAGCATTTCTTGCCCGTGTTTGGTGCGGACAAATTGTCGAACACGATCAAAATGGATAGCATAAAAAACGGCCTACTTATCTCTAAGGGCTTTTGCGTTATTAGAGTAAAATATTTGTGCAGAAACATGAATAAAAGCGTGGAGCGAAAACTGTGGGATTTGGTTTCGACCGAGGTGGGAGCAGTGAAGGACAAGTTTCCACCGAAGGACAAGAGATTTATCGAACTGGAGATTAAATAATGGGAAAAGATTTGGACTTATTTGATGTTGAGAGCATCAAGGAAGGAATCGCTGAAGAGGAGGGCGTTAAGGAGAGCGAGGATTTGATGCCAGCATATGGTTCTGAGAATTGGAACGAATATGTGATGAGCAAATTTGAAGACCGCGAACTCATTGACGGCAATCCTGTTTGTGCGGGACTTCGTCGTGTGGCAGAAGAGGTCTTAGGGACAATAGTAAGTAGCCGACCTACCCAAGTATTTCCAGCTACCGACCCCGATGGACCGGGTAGAGCGACTGTTGTATTTGAGGTTGTTATTGACTGGATGGATTCTGGACAGTACAGGACTTTTGCAGACGTTGCAGACGTTTGGCATGGGAACACAGACGATCTATTCTGTGCCCATCCGGCGGCAACAGCAAGCACGCGAGCAGAGGGACGAGCTTTAAGGAAAGCACTAAAGGTCAAATGCTTGGCGGCAGAAGAACTTACAAGAAAGAAGGACGTTGCGGCAATTGTACGTCAAACGGTACAAGTGCCTACGGATGGGGAGTGGAAAGAAGAGGACTCTATCAGTGAACCTCAAATCAATTTCATCGATGCAAAATGCAAACAACTGGATATTGATGTGCTCAAGTTCATTGATTCAGGAACCGACTCTTATGACTCAATCAAGGATATAGGTAAAAAGACGGCCTCTAAAATGCTAGGGGTGTTAAACGAGTATCAAAATAAATCTAAGGATATCCCAGAGTCTATGCAGGGATATGATTCCAACTGGAGGTAAAAATGAAAGTAGTCTACAGAGAAGGCAAGCTGTCGGTAGAGTTCAATGTTGATACACCAAAAGAACTGTTCGCACAACTGGGTGCCTTTCAGGAGGTTTTTGGAGAAACAGCCTGCGGCAAGTGCGGGTCGGAGAACCTCCGATTCGTGGTTCGCGAAAATGATGGAAATGAATACCATGAACTGAGATGTTTAGACTGCGGGGCAAAGCTAGCCTTTGGGGTTAACAAAAAGGGTGGTGGACTATTTCCTCGAAGAAAAGATTCTGAAGGCGAATGGCTTCCAGACAAGGGCTGGACCAAGTGGAACCCTAAAACCAAGGCGGTCGAATAAATGACAAGCAGAATAGAAGCTATAGATAATCTGAACGAACACGATAGATATGTTGTCACCGTGAGTGTCTGGAAGGACGAGAAGGTGCATACTAATTGTTATGTGCATAATTTTCCAACGAGAGACCTACCTATCGCTAGAGGCGACATCTCAAATCTGATACACGAAACCTATGTCAGAGACTCTACTGTAGTTTCTGAGAGAGACGCAGAGGAGGCCGTTAACAATAAGGTCAAAAACCTATTGTCCGACTAGATGAAAGTCTCATTCTGTATAACATGCTACGACGGAGACGCTCATCTTTTGGAGTACTCTCTATCCTGCATCAAAATGCAAACAACGGAACCGGATGAAATACTAGTAGTTGCCAGTGGATTAAAGTCTCTAGGCTGTGCCGATCCTACCATCAAGGTCTATCACTTTGAAAACAGGATGCTGGCAGGGGGAGCTAGAAACAAGGGCGGCGAACTAGCAACCGGTGACGTTGTTTGTTTTTGTGATGTCGATGATATTATTCACCCACAAAAATGTGAGGTTATCAAAAATATCTTTCAGTCACAAGAAATAGATGCTCTTGTTCATAATTACAACATGGGTCTACGGGAGTTTGATCCTGTAAAGGATACCCATATTGAAAAAGTGGTAAAGACAGACCCGCTTCCATCTACAAATGTAGAGGCACCCTCAAGATTGCCAATTTGTCACGGCCACATGTCAGCAAGGAAGGAAGTGTTATCGGACATCAAGTACCGAGAGGATATGTCCTGTGGAGAGGATGGAGTCTTCTGTCAGTCTATTGTTAAAAGTTCACAATATACCCTATACTATACACCCCTAAAGTTGATCAATTATATAACATGAATGGTATCGTGGTCTGTCACAACACTGGACTAGGCGATTACATCGTTTTAAACGGGGCGACTAGGTGTTTAGCGGAAAAGTTTGATAGGGTTTATCTGTTGTGTTGGGATTCGAGACTGCGACATGTTGAGTGGATATACAGAAACGACGACAGCATTATACCATATGCTAAACCCCATCCTAAAAGTGCTCGTCAGGCAATGCTTAGACAGAACGCATCCTACGAGGAAATAGTACGAGACAACCCCCGCATTAAATTTGAACCCTTTGCTCGTAAGTATATAACCAAAGAACATCTCTGGATAGAAAACATTAGCAACCACGGGCTTGATGTAGACAATATTTCGTGGCCACGTCTTTTTTATGCTATGCAAAATGTGCCTTACGAAAAACGTCATACCGAGTATAGACTAGACAGGGACGCTGAAAGAGAGGAGGCTCTCTTTGAGTCTCTTAACTTGCCTAGCAAATACGCCTTTGTGGTAGACGAGGGGAGAAAGTATTCGTTCAGATGTCACCCAGACACAACGCTTCCTATCGTTAATCCCAGAGAATACCAGCTTTGGTCGGGAAAACCCTATGATTGGAACGCGACCCTTATCTTTGACTGGCTCAAAGTTATAGAAAGGGCTTCCGAGCTACATGTAGTTGATACGGGCTGGTTTCACTTGATCAAGACCCTCAATCTAAACATACCCAAATACTGGTGGAACGATCCAAATACTGGAGAAAAGTGGATACATGGCACAGAGTACTTGAATGATGAATATGAGGGCGGATGGATCAAAATGGAGGCTACTGGGCACCAGCTAAAAAATGGATACTGGTTGAAATAGCTACTGAGACAGAATAGCTCCATGCTTATCAACAATTTCCCATCCATTATCGTACTTGTCATTGATATAACAGCTCGTGAATACGTTTTTGACGTAGTCGCCCCGCATGTGATAATAGAACTTGGGGACGTTCAGTCTCATAGATTTAATTAAGTGCATCCACGCTGTATCAATTGTGTATATTATTGATGCCCCAGAGATAACGCCCATCCAATCGAAAATATCATACTCATGCAAAATCTCGGGATAATCGTGAGGCTTGATGATTGGAAGGTTGGTTGGTGGCGAAAGGTTGAAATTCGGTCTGGCACCTCGGTCTACGCAAAAGGCATAATCCACAGGCAGCCTAAGACTTCTTGTGAGACTCGCCTCCTTCTTGAGATTTCTATGTATATGAAAATATTCGTGTCTAGCTGAGTAGGGTGCTCCAAGCACAGAATAGAAAAGTTCCGGCCAGCAATCTCTGTTTGGATCTAATCCCCGAATCTCCATAGAAGGCTCCCAGAAGGCTGCATTCCAAGCGAACGCTCTTGACTCATGATCGGAGAATCTCTTTCCCCATATGCGTATTTTTCTTCTCTGTGAAGTGAATCCGCTTCCCTGTTTCTCTTCAATGAGCCTTATCTTATCCATTCCACCATACATACGAACAAGATGTCTAAACTTATTGGGCGTACTCTGACACAAATAAACGATGCTTTCTATCTCATCTAGTGATGACAAATACCTCACGGCACCATTCATTAGGATATAGTCGCCTAGCCCTGAATTATGTGCAAGAAAAAGATTCACTATATGTCCATCACTTTCCAGCCATTGTCCCAGTCGTCATTGAGATATCTGGTTTCTGTGGTGTTAGACAGTGGTCTGCGTAGCTTGTCGAAATAGAACTTGGGTTTATCTAGTCGCATTTGCTTCATAAGATGTAGCCACCCAGTGTCGATTGTATAGATCTCTCTTGCGTCCTCTATAACACCCATCCAGTCAAATATGGTATATTCATCAAAAAGATCCGCCCTGTAGTGCGGCTTAAAAATGGGGAACTTTGTCTCAGGTTTGATGTGAAAGTGAGACGAACTGGGTTCTCCTTTATCCACAACAAAGGCATAATCCGCAGGTAATCCAAGTCTTTTTTTTAAAATGTCTTCCCTAGCATAATCTCTTTCAACATAAAAATTTTCATATCTACGTTCATACCCCATAGTTTGGGGGTCGCCGCCACCCAGCACATAAGTGTAGAACAACTCTGGCCAGCAATTAGTTTCAGGATTAAGCCCGCATTCCACGGCGTGGTACACGAATTTACCTACTGGCCACCAGAATGTTCGTATATGCCAGTTTGGATGCCTGCTTGCCCAAATTCGCCTCTTCTTATCGCCCTGCCAAAAAGTACGTGCAGGAGGCTCGCCAAGCACATCGATACTATCATTATCCCTATACATATGTGTAATTTGACGACACGTATTATGCGGACCAATAACCAAGACCGAAATAGAGTCAAATATATCTGCTAGGTGTCGGATTGCACCATTCATTAAGATACAATCTCCGATTCCGCTGTTTGTTCCAACTAACATTCTGTTTAATATCATATCACCCTCCCCACGGAGTTCTGATCCAATGACCGAGAGGGATTTTCTGTCCCCTAGCCCCGCTGCGGACGAAAAATATATCGTTGGTATTGAGAATTGCAGAGGTGTAGGCAAACCCACTTTTACTCATAAGTAACACCTTTGCTGTAACCATTTCATGAAAAGCGGTCGTCAAACAGGTATCAAGCTTGAAAACGGTCCTGTCTACTATATCTTGAGGCCAGCCATCTGTAATAGACTCAAACTCAGGCATCTCTCCCTCGGAGTGGATAGTTATCTTGTAGTGAGAGGGGTATCTAGACACAATATCGGGAATTTGAGTATTGTACCAAACGTTAGGCAGGTGGCGTCTGGCACGATCTCCCCCATTATGTGGCTGAACGTCGCCCCTTCGGATGTGAACCACTATCTCGTTTTCCGAGTCTTGTGGCTTAGGGGTGGACCAATAATACTCCCTAATAGTATCTAGTACCGATGAATTATAGAAAGCGTTGGGGTCATTGAATACCTTGGTCTCAAATTTCTTGGGAACGTGTATTCTTTTGCCAATACGGTTATCGGGAATTCCGATAAACTCATTAAGTTGTGCAACCCTATCTTCCTTTCGCCAGCCATGAGAGACGGTGGCGAAGGGCGTATGAATATAGCGGTACTGAGTTGGCCAGCCTCCGCTATTCAAGCAAAAAGCGAGTCCAGACAGCTTGGCATTATACTGGCAGCCAAAGCCGTCAGTCTTGCCTCTGATAGTGTAGTTTTTATATCCCACTCTTTAGATCCTACGATATTTCCTACAGATATTCTAAAGAGACATAAAGTCCATAGTCCTCTTTCGAGCCGGTTGATAGGGGAGATGCAGACAATGCAATAGACCAAGTGTGGTGAGTATCGACCCCTGTACCACCAAAAGTTCCGTCTATAGGAGCGACACCATCTGTTTTTGTGGTATCTGAGCCGTCTCCAAAATTATGAGCCGTGCTTCCGCCAAAATAAGTCTGCTGGTTTGATGAAGTCGTAATATATTGTGACCACTTCGGCCAGACCATGCCGGTGCCGCTGACAACTTCAGCATTTTGTAATTGGACGCCACCAGAGCCCGGACTATCCATAAGTGGAAGAATGATGCCAGTACCGCCGACCGAATCATAAGATCCAGCAACCGCTGCGGCATCTAATCTAGCATCTCCATTTACCCTAGCATCTGAGTCTTTACCGTTCCAAAAGACAACAGATGAGCTGTTGGTGTAATAGTTTTTGCTGACTAATTCGGCTGGCCACGGTTCTCCCCACCAGAAAGCGTCTCCGCTACCCACTGCGTCGGAAGTATCACCAGTAGCCCCCTGTGTTTCCCATGTGTTCCCATCAAAGTTGATAATCTCGGCGGCCTTGGTGTTGACGCCGCTAGCCGGATAATTAACATTGCTTCTGTCGTAAATTCTCAATTGAACATTTTGAACCTTCACTTCTGAAGTATGTCCAAATTCAATACCCATCGTGCCCTGCATGGTCTTAATACCAGAAAGCCCAATATCCACGTCGCTGCCCAAAATAGATAGTTCCGACTGCCCACTAGGAAACACGCTAGTCTTGAACTTGATATTGTTTGTATCGTCTTCATAGGAACTGCCAGCAGCGTTAGCTACTCTGGTCGTCCCCTGATATGCTCCAATCTGTACCGAAGAACCGGCAGTAGCCCCGTAAAAGGCCAAGCCAGAACCGGACAGCGTGTCCAGAGCAGGCGTTCCATCCGCCTGTTTTAGTAATTGAAACCTAATTTCTGCCATTTTTAAGTTCTCCTTGGTAATAAACTCTTATTATAGTATACACATTTATTTACTTTCTTGCCTAAATCTGCGGCTTTTGCTGCCGATTAAAGGCTATGAACAGTCGGGGGGATGATCTTTCTGGTCCACAAAGGGTTTCAAAGACGGATCATCAAACATCGAGTCAGCGGCAGGCCCAAGATTCTTTTCAGTGTCGTCGTCCTGACGATCTGTACAGAATAACATCGGACCATCTGCATAAAAGTTTCCGTTTTCATCGTGTGATCTCCATTCGCACCATTTGTATCTCCACTCTTCTGGTGGTGCCGATTCCATCCATTCTCGGCCTGTTCTGGGATCATAATAGTGGTAATTTCCACATTGATCCAACCATCGATCCGGCTCAGACGCTTGACCAGCCAGACTGCTCGGCGGATCATATCCTCCTCCTTGATTAGTCGTGCCAGACTGGGTACAATCTGTACAAGGGGGGGGAGTCTCTGGCGGCGGTCCTTCTGGACATCCTACCCAAATAGGTATCCATTCGTAATTGATTCTCACGGCAACAACAAAAACCATGCCCGTCACAGCGGATTGAGAAAGACTCGGGTCTCTGTTTATCACTGTAACAGTCTCCCCAAGCACACATGCGTCAAGGCCCGTCTCTGACTTTCTAAAAACCTTCATCGTGAAACTTGCCGGTGAACAAGGGCTGGATGCTGCCGGAACTCCTCCCGAAGCCACACCACACAGTATCTGTGGGCCGCCTTGCCACACCTTTCTCTCGTCGTCCCACTGTAGATTCACGGGGCCGGTTTTCCATTTTGACCTGTCGTTTACCACCTCTTCGTCAAACGCAAATGGTTCATCCCACGCTTTGGGGGGAACGGGTCTGTCGCAAATATCAAATCCCCATCCAGATAAGACGAGGGGGCCTCTAAAACCATTAACAACAACCTGATCGATAGTCTCTCGGTCAACCTTTCTGATGTTGAGTTCATCCCCCGCAGAACCTTTGACGGGCTGCCCATCGTTGACCATCATTTGGAAGTCACACTCTTTAATCCATTCAGTGCCATCATCCCCAAAGACCGTTGAAAAATATGGATCTAACTCGTTTCTTGTGGGTCCAACTTGATTGTTTCCAAAGGGGCCACTTTCAGAGGAAGTCCAACCCGGAGACTCGAAAGCAGCAATATGCTGCGGATACGCTATACCCTTGCGAATCAAGACCGGAGAAAAGATTTGTTCTTGGGAGTTGACTGCCGTATTCTGAGGCTGTACGCCATAAATACCTGCGGAGTCACTAATTGCCCCAAAGCTACAAGATACGTCCATTGGCATAATATCGTTCCTCTATGCGAGATTTCCTAAACCGGGCATGTTTGCGTTACCAGCGGCTCCACCACCCTGAACACCAAGCTTATTGTGATTAACCTGTTTACCCGGTCCTAGCACACCATTAATCGCACCCACGTTGGGGGCCTGATGTCTCTTGGCTTGCGAGAGATCCATTTTTTCAAACTTGTGTTTAGGGAATGGTCTTTTTTCCACTCGGTCTCTCAGCTTCTTGGCAAAGTTCCAAGAGGCTTTGTTTATGCTTGCTATCCTGTCTATATTGTACTTGGCTAGCTTGCCGAAGTTTGGTGTCCATGTATTAAACTTGTAAGATGTTTTAATGCCTCCTGTCGCGTCGATACTAACGTCTATATTTGTGCAGTAAGGACCAGAATTAGCAAATCTTTCCCCTATCGCCCCTTCTGGTTTCCCAACTAGCTCTAAGGTTCCACTTTCGTTGGCGGTCATCCGTGCGACACCCGCCGTGGCAACAACACCTCCTATAGCTTGTAAGTTAGCGTACCCACCAAATACCTCTGGACGCATAGACTCATCAGCGATAACTTCCGCTTTGCCTTCAGGAGAAAAACTTGGTATCAAAGTGACCCACGGTCCATAGTTATATCGTGTGCTCTCTTGTGGTATGCCGAACCCTTCTGGGATCACATTATCGGGAGGAATAGCAAACTGCAATGCTCCGTTAAAATTGGCATCGAAATAACTCGATGGCGGTACAGTGAGACCAAAGAAGTAAGAAGCCAAAACGCTGAGTCCAAAATCTGGAGTCGTAATATGGTCCCAAGATTTTACCGTAGCACCAGCATTAAAGGGAACCCAATGGCCCCATCCGTCCCACATCTGCTCCTTGTCGGGGCTTCCTTTGGTGGAAACTATCGTCCCTGCAAAGTCCATCAAACCAACGTCATAGTCGCTACCCAGTCCACTATAGTCATAATTTGGGTTCTGACCCCATCCGCACATGCTTTTTTGCTTTCCCTGCCCGTCTCGGAATTTTATATCAGCAGCCATCGGTAGTTGCAGAAAAGCGGCGTCCGAGATTTCCCAAGCCTTGACTATTTCATAACTACCGGGAGGGACGTATTCCATTTGTGCCCGAGACGTTGACTCGCCAGCGAGTGGAACCAGAAATTGTTGGCAGTAATAATTGTTGGAAACATTAGATACTGCGGCGAAGATTTTATCTCCCAATTCATTGGCTGATTTTTGATACTGTTTTCTACCCGGTTCTTTGCTTGTTAGAATAGTGTCTGCGGCATTTCCCGCCCCATTGGCCAGCATATTCAAAACATCCTTAGTGGCGTCAAAAGCACCGGTCCAAGGGCATGTGAATATGTTGTTATAGCCATTAGGCTCGCATCCAGCGATAGTTTCAAAAGTCTTGAAAATTTCCCAGCTCTGCTTGCCCTGCATTGCCATTCTTATTTCAAACAGGGTGGCTTGCCACGGAGCGTTGTTAAAATCGTTGCCTAAGCTAATAGTAATTTGTCTTGATGGATGTGAGTGCACAAGAGCTGTCGGACCCTGAGTGTTATACATACCTCCTGCACTTTTTCCCCAGATTGGAGAGCACATTGATGAATGAATCACCTGATATCTAGTCCTTCTACCTCCCCAGACAAGTTTTTGAGTCGTCGCATCTCCGAACTCTTTACCCATACTGTAGGATATAACATCACCGGTGGCTTTTCTAGTTGTTATAAATTGCTCAATCGCATCTGGTGTTGGTTGTGCTTGTTTTGAGACAACTTTTACCACGACCGTAGGATCGGTTATTTCACCGCCACCGTCAGGAAGTTGGCCAGTGGCATCGGCACCCTGAGTGACAGGATCTGGCACAATATCATAAAAATAGTCTAGCTGTATAGCTTCACATATCTCAGAGACTAAACCATTAATACTTTTTGATGGTCCTTTGATTCTGTATGCGTCTTGTGAAACATTCCATATACCCTGTACCGTTTGGAACAGAACATCCACATTGACATTAATAAAGTTTCCATTGATATTCACCGGACCCCCCAGAGGATGGGGAGATCCCCTTTGGGCAAGCGTCCCAAGTGCAAACAGTGCCGCATCGACTTCCATGCCCGAACTATTAAAATTCGATCCCCCAAAATACCCGCCGTAGTAGGGGTTTTCATAAAATCCAAACAAGTTATAAACGTTCTCAATATTTCCATAGATGAGATTGGTACTAAGTATGTTTGTACTGAAAAACCCTTGGTTTGCACCACTTAGAAAGTAATCAGTAGTTCCCATGAAGTTCTCTATCACACACTGAACGCCGTCCATTAGTTTGGATGGAGACTCAATAACAATGTCATAAACCCTACCACCGCTAACGCTTTCGCTGTATGTGAACCTCTGAAACAAACCTCCGACATAAAAAGTTCCGTACTTAAAATAAACAGGGGTTCCCAAGTCTGGAAGACTGATGGTTACACCATTATCTGGGTCTTCGATAAGCTTCATGCTCAAAGAGCCGCCTTGACCTCCCCACCCTATACTGGAGGAACAGCTAGAAACGTAGGCGTCAAACATTTTTGGTGGAGTTGTCATTTACACGTACACCCATTCTACTGACAAGTTATAGCTACCACTATACGGATTCCAGCTCTCGGTTCTCGACCTTCGGTATCCACCCGCTGGAGCATAGGCACCTACTAACGAATCGCCGTTTGGTTTAGCAGTTCTGCTGTCTCTATTCATACCAAGATCAAGTGACGCGGATACAGTCTTTTCATTGGTGGTTTGCATATCCTGAATGACGGGACCATCAGGCTTTTCCAAGACAGGAATAACAACAACAACTTGATTTAAGGCATCCTCGTTATTGTAAGTAACAGTTAGAGACTCGGAAATAGCATTCGGATAATGTATCTTTGCATCATCAAAGGTGCAAGTGTAGTTCAGGCTACCGTCTGTTTCGTTGTGAGACTCTGACGTTGCCCGTTTGATAGTACGAAGTGTGCCTGTGCCTCCGGCTGACGAATAAAAAGCTGTAGCACCATTCTCGGCAGCGGTTTTAATCGATCCCCACCCGTTTTGTGCGTTGCTGTATTTGGAAGACGTGGCTCCTGATTCGGGACCGCCCGACTCATACCCCTGAGCCGACACGTTTACATCTACGGTATTGTATTCAGCAGTGGCATCAAGATTCAGCGAATACTCAACCGTATGCGAGGCTGGATATGGACTTCCTACCCAAGTGTCTTGGACACTGTAACTTCCCGTAGCTATGTTCTGTGTTCTTTGACGCACATGGTTATACGCCGTGAGTCCGCTGGCGGTGTCGACAGTGACACTCTGGTTTCTTTGGTCTGTGAGGCCGCCGCCAAAAGGATCGGATACAAGTTTACTATCAACATAACTCTTTGCGACAACCCAGCCCATAGCACTGTCGTCGGGGTAGGGATTAACAGCCTGTGCACTAACAGAATGAGTTACAGTCCATGTCCTATAAGCAGCCCCACCATTATAAGAATATGGCCCCTCCTGAACCGAAGAGTCCCAACTTTCCTCAAAACTTTCCAAAAGTCCGCTTCCTACATCGGCACCAGCACCACTAGTGGCTTCAAACGTAAAGGAGTAGGGCTGATTCTGAGTACCCATAGTAGCTTCGTCCTGATCTTGTGCCTCAGCACTCACCAGTATGCAGTTACTAAAGGACATGCTACCGCTACCACCATACCCAGTTATCTGTAGGGTTCCTGCCGCCCCAATAGCCGCAGTGACAATGTTGTTCGCAATAGTGATAAGTGCGGCCTGTCTTGCACCTTTTGTCGTATGAGACGCACCGCTGGTGATCAATGCCACGCCGGTGATATTGATAGTAAACTTTTCCCCAAGAATGAGGCCGTCCTGTCTTCTAACCTCTTTACTTACAGAAAAATTAGGAAAGGGACCGGATATAGTACCGCTAGACTGACCGCCTATAGTCAGAGCTGATCCACTTTGTGGTGTAAATGTAATAGCCATTTCTTACTCCAGATAACCCGAGGTGTACAATGATATATTCCCCGAAGGAGGTGTTCTTATAATTAGTGGGGCGTTGTCACTTGACACATAGGTGCTTTCCATTGCTAGAGGCAGGTGTCCGCTGCCCATCCTGTTATTTATGTATAATGTTGTGTGAGTAGAGGTGTTAAAATCTTTTTCTATATGTAGTGGTGCGTTGTCGTTGTTTTCGATGTTGCTCTCGATAGCCAGTGTAGCATTGGCCGTCGTCGTACCCGGTGCAGAGCCTGCGGACGCAACGTCGCCAGCAACCACCAGATCGGCTGTTGTGCTTGCTGTGGGATACGGATCTTTTTCAGGAACGGGCAGAAAAAGCGGTGCCGTGTTTATACCGCTCCCTATTAAATACGACTCGATATGTAGATTGAATCTCTTGTCATCTGGAAATCCGGCTGTCGCGGGTATTGCTAAAGTAGCGTTTCCCTCATAGGCACCCCCAACAGGGGGGTCACTACCATCGGTTGCATATGATCCATTGACGTATAGTGCCGCATCACCACTCGCACGAACATTTGGGGACACTCCAATCCACAAAGTTGTCCGTCCTTCGGGCGGAGCGGCCATAAAAAGTGAGGCTGTCTTATCCCATGCAGTCGGACCCTTTGCATTTAGAGGCATTGTGCGGGTCGGACCTCCCGTGATCACAAGCGTCGTTAATGGGGTATGTGTTGCAAATGGCATTGTCCGTCCTTATGGGTTATTTTTCATGTCGTTAAGCTTCTTGTCAACTTCTTCGCTTATAATCTTAGTCAGTGTTGGGGTGATCGCTTCGGCAAAGCTCTTCTTGATATGATCGGCATTCTCGATCTTAAAGGCAAGTGACATGTCTCCTGAGAAGTTATGATTCATTGTGATGGGCTGCCCAAGTGCTGTCGCCAAGTTATCCATTGACGAACTAACCATAGAGAAGCTTGATACTATATTATCGAGGTTTTGGCTAAAGAGTGCATTAAAATTATCTAAAACTCCCTGAAGAAGACTGGGATCTATCTGCAAGACCGCACCACCGCCAGACTCTGGGCCTGAACTTCCATTAGCTCTGTAAGCAACTCCACGGCCAACAAGTCCACCTCTCCTGAAGCCCGGAACACGACCCCTGTTGAGGTCACGCATGTACCCAACACCATGCTTTTTAACCGCTTCGGGACTCATGACAAACTCGCCCGGCGTAAGCATCGCAGGAACACTATCGAGAACGTTACCTACAGATCCACCTTTAGCTAGTGTCAAAACTCCCGCAGTGTTCAGCCATTCCCAAGCTCTTCTCTCTCTGGCGTCCATACCCTCTGTGGCATCCTCCTTCAGAGCCGCCTTGTCTCTGGCGGTTTTGGCTGTCTCCGCCGCTGTCTGAACATTGGCCGCTTGGGAAATTGGCCCAAAACCACCACCGCCAGTCAGGTTTGTCCATGCAGCCACCGCCGCTACCGTGGGCTTCCCCTTCGGATCAATCTCACCAGCCTGCTTGAACTGTGTATCCATACTGGCATATCTACCTCTTTCGCGGACAAGTTCGGCACCGACATCAGTAGATATGTCGAGGATTTGATCGAACATATTTTGTGCTGTAAACCCGCCCTGAAATACCAGCTCGCCAGCAAATAACTGCCCCGCACTATTCGTGCCCTGCACGTTCGTCAGATCAGTCAACAGCTTATTAAGCTTGTCTCTACGAGCCTGTGATCTAGATATAACGGTTTGGACCTTTTTTCTGGCCTCGTCGGTTGGACCCTTTTTGGGTTGCCACGCACCTGCGGCAAGTGGGTATACGTCGTTCACCTGTAGCGGTTTGAAAATAGTTGCCCCTAAACCGGCACCAATCGACTCCAGTGCATCGGTCGCCCTTAGTATATCCAGAGAAGCGTCCAAGTCCTTATAGCCAGCAAGCTTTGAAGAGTCAAGTTTACCTTTCTTGGACAGGAAAACCAAGTATTTCCACGCTTTGTTTGCGTCTGCACCACCCATACCAAAGCCCACCTGAAGAGACTTGATCATATTACCCTTATTTCCCTGAGCAACAGTCTCCATAAAGGCGTGTCCAGCAGCACCCGCTTCTGGCAGACCCACAACACCACCCTGTGCGTGATAAGCAACACCGTTATTTAATGCAGAGAGAGCACCAACACCAATCCTGTCAACTGCGGATTTACGAATCACGAACTCGCCGGGCGTCAACATAGCCGGAACTGTATCTGTACCCTTTGGTTGGAAGATACTTCCACCAGCGGCTCTGTAAATAAGACCTCCCCGAGCCTTGCCTGCGGCGGTATCGGCAGCCTGCTTTTCGGCCTGTTTCCTTTTTTCTTCCGCAACCTTGTTAGCTTCGGCTGCCTTCAGGATGGTTTCAGCTCCCTGTCTGAACATCGTCATACCGTCCGCGAACTCACCAGCAAAATCACCGGATGCAATTTCTCCGCTACCTGCGGAAACACCAGACTGGGACTCTATGGTTCCTTCTTGGATACCAGTGAGTCTCTGGGTAACGAACTCAACCGCCCTCTGGAATTGGGCTTCCAAAGCCGCTGCCTGCTTCTGTAGCTCTGGACTTGCCGCTATTTCTTCCTCTGTGCCTATAGCGGATCTTGCGGCCACCCTACTGCCCTCCATGCTCGCCGCAACTGCCCGAGCGATCTCTGGTGTACCCATGTCTGCCAGCTCCATATTACCTTCAGTGAAGCCCTCACCTTCTGGAGTCATTATCCGTGCTCTCTCATCTCTTGCCGCTTGTCCCTCCTCCTGCGAGATGGTCTCGCCACCTCTACGCTTCGTCCTCTCTTCTGCTATCATTGTGGCATCCACAAACCCCTCACCCTCCTGATTGGCAGAAAAACGCATTTCCTGCTCTTGGTCTTTTATAGTGGCAAGTGCCTGTCCACCAGCCGAAGCCGCGAACTCGTCCTGATCTTGTTCCTTCGCTTTCTTAGCTTCTTTGCTGTCTGGATCATTGAGCTGTCTGAGTGTTTCGGTAAGTGCTGCAAACTCAGCCTGAAGAGTAGTTAATGTCTTGTCTAGATTCTCTACTGTTTTTGACGTTTTTTCTACAGCCTTTGTAACTTTATTGTATGCCTTGAGAACCTTCGCGTCTTGCTTTCTCTGCTGTGTTGCATTACTGGCCTGTGTACCCTGTCTTTGTCCTCGGTTAATATCCCTCTCAAAGTTGTTCTTCAACTCATCCCTAATATCCTCCAAAAGCTGAACCTGAGATTTAGCGTTTTCAGCCAAAGCGTTCGCAGCCGCAATCTCATCTTTACCAAGCTGGTTGAGTTCTTTGAGAAGTTGTTGTTCTGACTTGCTAGGCTTAAGAAGTGCATCAGCAATTGCTGGATCTATTCCCTGAGCAACAGCCTCGTCTCTTGCAAACTGGGCTTTAAGTTCAGCACCCGTTTTACCACTGCCCCCAACATTTTCCACGTCACTCAGCTTGTCCAGAACCGAAGCAACTTGTGCTCTTTCTTCCGATGTCGCATTCTGTATGCCGCCCTGATTGATGGCGAGCTGCGTGGTTGCAAACGCTTGCCCCATATTTACCCGCTCCTCATCAGAGCCAAAGGCAAAATCTTCAACTACCTGTCCGACCTGCTTTCTGCTCGCTCTTTCGGCAGCAAGCTCCTTCTCTATATCGGCGGCCCTTGCACTTTGGTTTGCAAGCCGCTCCAATTCCTTGGTTGCACGGTTTGCTGCGGCTGCATTTCTTTTTGCCGCATCATTTAGTCCCGCCTTCTTCAGTGCATCGGTTTCGGTTCTTGCTGCGTCGGCATTTTGCTTGGCTTGTGCCTGAAGCTGTTTGAGTGCGTTCGTCGTCGCATTCACATCGCCAGCTCTGGCTCCCGCAGCCAACGCATCTGTACCGAGTCTCTGCTGTGCTCCGGCCCTTCTTCCACGCTCTCTTCTTTGTCTAGCGGCACGAATATCTGTGGCGGTTGTCGATACACGGCCCCCCTGAACGGCAGATTCTTGCCTGTCTGCCACGCGAGAGCGGGTGTCTGCCACTTTTCCAAAAGCTTCCGCAACTTTCATTTCGGCTTCAATTATCGCAGAATTGATCTTGTCGATTTCAGTCAAGAACTTATTCTGAATTTCAATACTTCTCTTGAACGCTTCAAGTTGCTCTTCTCCGAAACCTTCAATATCACCAACGAGATTTTGGATAGCCTCCATAGTGATAGGCTCTCCCTTGTCAATCAGCTCATTGATGCCTTCTTGTACAATGGTGCCCAGCTCATTGGCTACGCCACCCGTCGTCAAGCCGCCGCCGACAGCCTTATTTATATCTTTGAACAGCTTACTCTGCATAGCTTTGACACCAGCGGTATCGATGGGCATTGGTTGCGTGACAAGTTTGCCCAAGGCATCGGGAATTGCGTCAACAAGCCCATGAACAGTCTGTACCCTCTTTTTTATGCGGTTGGCTCTATCTTCAATTTCCTTGTCGACAGCGTCACCACCACCGGGCACATTAGAACCAATACCCATTGTTATTCCAGACACACCCTGTTCCAGAGCCTTGTCAAGAATCTTGGGATCGATCTGGCTAAAGGGAACGGACAGAGCGTCTGTATCGAACGTGGCGGCGTCTGGACCCTTCCCCTGAGCGAGAGCAATCGTTGGGTCGATAGCAGCAAAGGCAGCGGCAGTATTGGTGGCTCCGAGAAGAGTGTTGTTAAAACCTTCCATCGTGGTGTTTACATCTTCTATTGCTCTTCTCTGAGCACGCATGACTATCTCATTACGGAGAATCGCCTGTCTGGCCTTTTGTTCGGCAAGCACCCTCTCCATCGCAGCCTTGCGAACCTGAACATCAGCAATGGCTTTCTGTTTGTCTCTCTGGGCTTCTAGAGTTGCGGCCTTTGTTGTTTGGCCAAGTTTTTTAGCTTCCTCTATGCGGGCTTTGAATGACAGGTCAATAGCGGCATTGACTGTCTCGATACCCTTCTTATATTGGTCTTGGAAGTCTTTATCCGCTTTCAGTAGTTGATCAAAATTGGTTACTTTATTGAGTTTCTGAGGAGCTGTTTTGGACAGGTCAGATACCAGCTCTCCAACAGCGGTTTGGAGTTTTCGACGAACCTGTGCCTCTTGAGCAAGGATTTGATTTAGCAAATCGTTTTGTGCTTTGCGGGCTTCTTGCTCTTGCTTAGTTATCTCTTTGTAGGCCGCAAGGTTTTCTTCCTGACCTGTTGTGTCTGCCCCTTCTATCTCCGTTCCCCCTGCCGTAAGGACACCCCTACTTTCCAACTCTTTCTGTAAATCTGCCCGCCCCGTACTCGCAGCCGCCATTCTCTGCTGGCCAGCCTCGTATTCCTCGACCAGACCCTTACTTTCGTTGCCTATTACTATTAGCTGTTCACCGGCAGACAGCCCAGCTTTTTCCGCGTCCTTTAGGGCAGTTTCAAATCCCTGAAGTGCCTTGACGGCCCTCCACGTAGTGACAGCTTGGAGAGCAGAGATTGCCATTATCTTCCGAGCCTGCTGTTCTTGGGCACTAATAACTTCGCCCATAGCCTTGTTTACCCTGTCTCCACTGTTGTAAAGCATCGTTACAGCAAACGATAAAGCTGTTGCCACACCAGCTACCGCGAGGCCAACCCCAGTCCATGACGTTAACATACCAGCAGCAGCAATCGCAGCGAGTCCCGCCGCGAGGCTGGAGCCGCCGACATACGCGGCTTCACTCCAAGCTATGCTTGACTTAGCCGAGTCGATCAAGGCGGCTTCAAATTCTTTTACAGCAGCCCCGCTTCTTGCGTCAACGAATTCTTGTTCGGTACCTGTGCCAGATTCTTTAAGATTTTCAATCATTGAATCCGCAGCGTCGTTCAGATTAGAAACCATCTGCTTCAACGCTGTTACAGCTTTGGTTGTTTGGTATATCGCCTTCATATAGGCTATCATTGCAGCAATCGCCGCTACCATCACAACAATCATAATCCCCATCGTGGCGGCCTTCATCTTCTCCGCCGCCGTCGACATCCATGTCGCTATGACGCCTTTCGTCTTGGCCGCAGTTTCAGCTTCTGTTACAACGGTATTAATCGCTTTAGCAAGCGTATCTGCATTGACCCCGAGTGAATTAGCCAATAAAGCGATTAACGCACCATTCAACCCCAGACCTAACGCAGCCGCTTCAACACCAATAGCCCCCAGAGCCGTACCCGCCCCACTTGCGGCGATCATCACGCCATCTTGTGCTACAGAGGCCCCCAAGCCGGAAGCTATGAGTCCCGCGTTGGTAACTTCTACACCAGCGTTGCTTACGGCAACCTGAGCACCAGAAATAGCAGCCGCCTCGTTTGCACCTATTAATGCGGTCGATCCTGCGACTTGAGCGGTAGCCGCAGCATCAGCACTACCCAGCGACACACCCAATAAACCAGCGTTTGTAGCAGCTCCACCTTGGGCCACCGCCATTAGATCCGCAGCGGCACCCGCCGCCATGAGTTCTGTCGCTGACGCTGTACTGGCATTTGCCATAAGTAGGGATGCTAGTGCAGTTTCGCTCATACCAAGTTCTGCCGCCATAGCCGAAATTGATAGACCCTCCATACCAGTACCAGCCAGCATCGTAGAGATTGCGGTTTTATCTAAGTTAACGCCAAGCAGACCGGCAGTACCAGCAGTACTGCTCGTTGCTGTCGCGAAAAACTCTTGAGCAGCCGCAGCCTGAGCTGCACTGATTTCGGTGCCAATAAGAGAAGTATCAAGACCGGCAGTGGCCGCAATTAAAGACTCATCAGCGTTAACACGCATAGCCGTCGTGGCCACTGCGGTTTCATCGGCAGCCGTCTTCGTATTCGTGGTCGTATTCGAGGTTAGCAGACCAGCGGTGGTTTGTTCCAGTGCCACATTTGCCCCTGTGAGATTTGCAGTAAAAGCGGTTAGCTCTGCTGAACTAGCGGCTCCAGCACCAGCTCCTCCAAGAACACTTCCTGCCCCGGGTGCCGGAAGGGCCATCCTAGCGGGTCCAGCTATATGACCTGCAACGGGTGCGGCTCCCGCTGCTGGGGCAGCACCAATTGCTGCTGGACCACCAACGCCTGTAAGCAACTGGCTGGACGCCTGTGCCGCCGCCATTCCGAGTGCTTCAATTTCTGGAATAGTAAGGCCAAGACCCTGAGCGAGAAACGCACTTTCAATAGCGGCAGTACGAGTATGTGTACTCAGGGCGGCCATGTTCTGCCATGTTGCCCCCATCGCTACAACCAGATGCATAAACGACTGATTGACCTTTGCCGCTTCTACCATGAGGAAAGCTAGGGCTTGTACTGTGCGAGCATTCGCAGCTTGCTTGGTTCCCTCAGACTGTATCGACAGTGCATTGGCTTGTACCTCTGCTTGCTCTGATTGGACAGCGAGCTGGTTAGCACCAGCTTCCTGATACTCAAGTCTCGCCGCCATACTATTGGCCTGTGCCTCGACATACTCAAGTCTCGCCGCCTGCTGGTTAGCTATAAGCTCCTCGCCTTCAGCCTTAACCGCCATCGCGTTCATTGCGGATTCGGCATCTTCCGTTCTGGCGGCCTGTACATTAGCCACGGCCTCCTGAAACTCGGTGCGGATCGCCAGAGCGTTGGCCTGAACCTCGGCCAGTTCCGCTTCCACAGCGGCACTATTAGCAGCCACTTCAGCCATTTCCGCTTGCACAGCGGCTGCGTTGGCGGTCACTTCAGCCATTTCCGCTTGCACAGCGGTTGCGTTGGCGGCTACTTCAGACATCTCCGCTATGACCGCCTTAGCGTTTGCACCAACTTCTGCCATTTCCGACATTGCAGCTTGGAAATTAGCCCCAACTTCCGTCATCTCGGAAGATACAGCTAACGCATTGGCAGCAACTTCACCCATTTCAGAAGTAACAGCAGACGCATTTGCCACAACTTCCGACATTTCGCTGGCCGAAGATGCTACGTTGGCTCCAAACTCTGCATATTCTGACGCTGTCGACGCTGTATTGGCTACAGTTTCGCCTTGCTCGCTTGTAGCGGACAGCGTGTTAGCGATGGCCTCCTCTTGTTCTGTCGATGACGACGCTACATTCGCGGCAGCCTCTTCCAGTTCAGAAGCGGCGGCTGCCTGAGTAGCTTGAAACTCCTGAGCCTTGGCCGCCAAGTTGGACAGTATCCTAGCTGTACCGGCAGCTAATTGTATGGCAAAACTGCCCGCCTCCAAAATAACCGCACCGTGAGCAGCGGCAGCGGCTAACCCAGCTTGCTCTTGCTCCTTCTGAGCGTCACTCAATCCACCCATCCCCTGAATGAGAGTGCCAGCCATAAAGGATACACCAATCAGACCGGACCCGAGACGACTAAGAACATTTCCTGTTCCCTCAACTTTTGTCGCAAACTTATCTAATCCCGACTGAATCTTGCCGAAATCCAAGTTCATCATACCGCCACCACCACCGCCAGCACCGGCACCGGCACCACCCCCACCTCCAGCGGCTGCCTCGTCGGCCCGACCAGCAAGAGCAGCGTTCAAGCGTTGTTTTGTCTGTAGTAAAACACCATCTTGTTCAATCTGTGCTTCGATAGCGATTTTTCTAGCAGCGAGAGCCGGAATACCCTGTTGTCTAAGTGCGTGATATTTTTGGTCTATAGCTGCTTTTTGTTTTAACGCGGCGGATTCGTGCTTCAAGTCGGCCTCCAGCAGCTTCGAGGTGCTGCTGACTTTTTCTTGTTCCGCTGTTAACTTTTTATTTGACTCTACGGCAGCCTTATATTCTGGCTCTACCTTGTACATAGCCTTTTCAACGGCACTTGAGGCCATGTTCAGAGCTTCTGCTTCAGTCTGCCCATCTGCAATAGCTTGTTTGTATGCCGTCATTCCAACATATGCATCGGCAAGACCCTTGGTAAATTGGGCCATCATCTGAGCGGCTTTAGGAGCCTCCCGTGCAAACTGAGATAAATCAACACTGGCTACGTTTTTGTCTATGCCTCCGACTGGACCACCATCTGCAAATTTACTGACTCCAACCAGTCCACCAGAAGCAAAACGGGCAACGCCCGTCTGGTTCATCTTGTTGAGATTACCATAACCAATACTTTGGGCAGAAGATTTATTGATAACGTATTCGCCCGGTGTAAGAAGAGATGGTACACTATCTGTGCCCCATACGCTACCACCCTTGTTTCTTTTCTTTGCTTCGTTTTGTTGTGCGGCTCTAGCGGCTCTAGCCTCTTTATCTTTCTTGGTGCCGGTCTCCATCTCCTCGACACCTTGAGCCTTCAGCTCATTTACGATCTGCTTGACAATTTTGCCTTTCATGTTGGCACTACCCGCAGCTTCGTAACTAGATTTCGCATCTACCCACGCACTTGGCATGTTAGACCAATTATCTTTTAACGACCCCTTTAATCCGCCGGGAAAATCAAAAGGACGACCGGGATCAAGTGCGTCATCAAATGTCCCCTTGTTATTCATGGCAAGTAATGCGGCCTCAAAAAGATCGCCACGGATAGCTGGACGTACCGTCTTAATAAAGTTCTGTTTGGAGCCTTCGTCTATCGTAGAAGCACCCGTTCCCAAGTCTGATGCTAGTGCGGCTGTTGCTGCATCTGTACCAGATACTAGACCGTCATTGAGTGCCTGCTGGAAGTTTTTTGAAGTCGATTCACTCAAGCCCTGACGGATAATAGAGAAATCCGTAGACTTGTAAAGTTGAGATACTGGGCTTGCACCCTTTTTAAGATTTTTAAAGGCTGGAAACTTTTTGTTGATTTCGTCAACGGTAACCTTAGCGGTATCATCTGGTTGAGCTGTATCAGCATCTAAAATAGCGGCTCCCACCTTTTTGGCTTTAGCAATACCACCCTCAGCAAACTTCTGGATAATACCCCCAAACATCTTTTGTCGCTCTCGTCCCAGAGAAAGCTGTGCCCCTTTGATGTTTCCGGCCCCCTTGCCCCCGCCTTCCTCTAGCTGTTTTGCGGCTTTTTTGTCGAGATCAACCTTAGTCTTATCCCTGAGTACCTTCAAGCTACCCAAGTCAACAGTGTTTTTTTGATCTGTTAGCTGAGTGTTGGTCAGCTTGGGAACAACATTTCTGTCTACGGAACTTAGAGGATTGACCGCAGCCCCTAGCATCTTATTGTTAAGATTAGACTCATCAAGACCCTCCCTTAAGCTCTTGATTTCGGTGACTTGAGATCCCACCATTCCGTCAATTCTAGAATTGCCACCAGTGAGCTTGACTCGACCTAGCCCCTCTAAGACTCTCTCGAAAGCCAGACCTCTTGCCTGATCGTTAAGTGATGCAGCAGCTTGTGTGTACTCCTTCCATGCTGGAACACCCTCTAGCTTCTTAGGGGAGACTTTATGTAATTCAACATTTTCGACATCCAGATCGTATGCAAAATCATCGTTTTCGTTAAACTTTGTGGCACCACGTCTGCCCGCTGGGGAGTTTTGAAACGTCTGCCCCTTTTTCTTGAAAAAGGTCTGGTCCGCGAATGAAACATAGGGCTTACCCTCCTTGTGGCTAGCAACCCCGCCGCCCGCATATCTGTTCATTGACGACAACTGATCCTCACCAAGTTTTCGAGCACTGCTCTTTTTGATGACGAATTCACCGGGGGTCAACATTGCGGGAACGGTATCTCGATTCCCTGTGCCCGGAACCCATCCGCCACTAGCGAACTTGGAGACAACTCCACCAAACTGCTTTCCGCCACCACCACCACCAAACAGGCCAGCTAGACCGGGAGCAAGAGACCTACCTATTTTGATTGCGGCCAAGGTGGTAAGCATGGGAAGGATCGGCTCCAAAGCAGCGGCAAACTTCAGGAAGGCTTCCGCAAGCTGAAGAACTGTTCCGGCTAACGATCTAAAGGTTTCGCTGTCAGCAAATTTACGCATCAGAGCATCGAACTGCTCCCGAACCTTCTGGAACTGGACGGCCAGAGATTGTTGGGCAATTCGAGCGTCTTTTGCGGTATCGCCCGCAGAGCTGTTCGCAACTGACAATGCCTGTTCAGCAACAGCGTACTGCTTGATCAGTGGGATAACCTTACCAATCTGACGGAACCCACCGAGCTGTTCTACGATCTCGTTGAATCTAACGTCCTTTGGATCTAGGCCAGCTAGACCGTTAGCCAAAGCTTCAATAGCCTTGAGCGGGCCAATGAACTTACCGTTAACGTCTGATAAAGAAATACCAAGCTGGTCAAGAGCCTCAAGAGTTTCTTTACGTTGTAATCTCGTAAAGATGGTTCTGAAACCCGTGGCAATCGTCTCAGCAGACTCACGGGTTGTTTGTCTAACCGATGTGAACAAAGCAATAAGCTCGTTTAAACTTCCGCCAGCGGCCTCAAACACGCCACCGGTACGCCTAACTGCCGTGATTAAGTCTTTTGACTCAACGGCGAACGTTTTGGAGACTTTGTTAATTGCATCTAAAGCTTGCTCAAGGAATTGTATGTCTTGACCAGTTTTGGCTGCTTCCCTACCGAACTGGTTAAGAATGGCAATGGCACCTTCTGTGGTATCGATAATGTTATCGAAACTGGGTGCCAAGGTTGTGTTAGCCAACACTTCCATTGCCTGCTTGGTCTTGAGGGCACTTAAACCAGCCTGAGCCAGAATTCTAGAAGTCTCCAACAGACTTTGATTTGCAACCCCAAGAGAAGTAGAAAGTCGAGTAACTTCCTTACCGAGACCCTCAAGCTGAGAAACACTGTTTCCAGTAACCTGCGAGATTCGGATCATCTCTCTCTCAAACTCAACGGCTGCTCCTACGGAGTTTTTAATCGCTCTTGCCAAACCGATAAAGCTACCCGTAGCGATAGTTATGACACTAAATCTACGGGCAGCTTCGGCAATATTTCTATTGAGATTGCTCATGCTGGCAGATGAGCTTTTCGCTGTTTTTTCTACAGCTTTAAGCTGACCACTAACGGCAGACAGACTCTTCGCATCGGCTTGAATGTTAGCGTTAATGGTAACGCTGCCGAGATCTCGGTTTATCTGATTAACTACTTGGGCAGTATTGGTAGGTGCCTGCAACTGTAGTTGTGCCGTTAAATTAAATCGCTCTGCCATTGGTGCCTTCTTTTAAAAGCGTGGGGAAATAATACTACTTCCCCACTTGACCTTCCCTAAAATTAATACACAATTAAGAGGCTTCGTTATCAGTTTCTACCTTTGTAGATTTTCTCCTTCTTTTAGGCTTTTCTTCATCTGAAGCCGCCTCAGTTGTTTCAGCGGTTTCAGCGGTTTCCTCGGCCTTTTCCTCGGACTCTTCAGGCTTTTCTTCGACTTTAGCCTCGATTGGCTTGTCGTTATCATCCAAAAATGGAGACCTTTCTCCAATATCGGCCTTTTCCCATCTCGTAGTACCGTCTTCCTCGGTAATCTCAATCATTTCTTCGCCTTCACGATTCACGAAGTAACGATCTTCTTCATCCTGATTAGCACGCCCCTCTTCGGAATGATATGCGATATATCTGCCGTCTTCGGTAATAAGACGACCCTCAGAGTCAACAAGGTGCCCCTCATCATTGACCAAGCGGAGATCTTCGTTAACAAAATCAAACTCTTTCAAGAATTTGTTTTCTTCGAGCTTGTTGTCATAATTGGGGTCAAGACCGTAAATCATACCAGCCAGTTCGCCCGCAGCTTCAACAACCCACGGCTGATCTGCCGCAGCATCATAATCTTCTTGGGTTGGAAAGTATGGCTGTTTGCTATTGGGGTTCAACATACACACCCGAATCAACTCACTGAATCTAGCGTTGTCCGCTTGCCCTTCTGCCGAGTTCTGATCCAAGGCGTTTCTTTCAGCAAGAAAGTCTCTAAAGTCTGCTCGCAACACCCTGAGTTCAAGGGCAACCTCTTTTGCTTCTGACAGACGAATACCGCCCCTTTTTAGGGACTCTTCCTTGCTGCTAATTTTCTTGACAAATTCATCATTTTGTCTCTGTTTTTCATCGTTCCAAATTCCCTGCTCTTCCATGTAGTCGCCAAGTTTTTGACGAAGCAACGCACCAGAATCAAGTGCTTTTCTAAAGGCTTTGTTATACTCAACCTGTGAATCTCGATAGTTCTGTGCGGTTGGAACCTTGAGTAACACCTTGAGATCATTGCCGTCCTTGTCTTTAGTTTCAATAAGTCTTTCTTTATCCGTCATGGTTTTCTCCTGAACTGGGTTTTTGGTCCTGCGTAGGCACGACCGGTAAGTTAATATAGTGCTTTTTTCTATTTACTTCGTAGTTAGCAAAATCCGCTTCTAAGTTTCTTATCTGTGTATTCCCCCTGTCTAGTATTTTTGCCCTAGCCTCCTCATAGATATCCTTTATATGTCTTTGTTCTGGGGTTAGGTCTCCTTCATCGTCTGGGTTAAACCCCCACAAAAACCCAAAACTATCCTCGATGGTAGAAAGTGCCCCTATCATCGTGGTTTGTATCTTCTTCTTGGCAGACTTGAATAGCGTCTCCCTAGAAACTTCCCGCTTTCTGTCCTCTCTTATGTTTTTTAAGTTTAAAGATTTTTGCAGAAAAGCGTTATATTCCTCTCTATTTGACATTATCTACTCCTTCCCATGCTGCTCATTTTAGTCTTGGCAGCTTGTACCCTATTCATCTGATTTTGTTGTTTCACATCATGTAACTCCTGAATCATAACCCTATCGCCGTCCGCGTCCTTGATTTGTTGGCTTCTGTTTCTAATGACGGATCTGGAAATGTCATCGTTTAGCCCGTAAATTTCTTGAGCCTGCTCTTGGTCAGACGCCATGAGGAAGATTTCGTCAGAATTCCTGATCTTCTCGTTTTTAATCATATCGTCTACTTCTCTTTTCTTTTTATCCTTCTCGTATTTTCTTTTTTGGACAATAAACCATCCGTCTAAGCAGTCGTCGTCGTCTATCGCTTTCTCGTCGGGGGAATCTGGGCTTTCGTAAACACTGTCGTACATTAGGGAAAACGACGTAAGGGCAAGCTGATTGTTGTCGAGGTCACAGGGCGGCCTGTCGAAGACATTGCCCCTTTTTTTGGACGACTGCCACATAGCTCTGAAGGGTTGTGATCTTGCTATTTTCCTAAAAGTCCCTGACGAGACTTGATTGTCGCTATAGATATCCATGACACTGGAGATGTTTATCGAGTCAAAAGCATATGGAGAGCCATCAGCAAGCTTTGTGGTACGTTCAATAATCCAACTTCTGCGTGCAAAATTAGCAACGCCATCACAGGATACGTGATCCAATTGCTTCTTCTTCCACGATATCTTGCCCATCTGCTCCTCTAGGTGTCTAATCTGTCGTTTGATTCCCGCTAGTTTCTTGCTACTATAGAAATTCTGAAAAGCCTGAACCTTTAGCTCGTCAATCTGCTCACTCATTTTCTCAGCGTTTCTGTCATCAACCGGACTCCATAAATCATTCTCTATAAGAAGTTCCACAATTTCGTCGCCTGAATAGACCCCGTCAAAGTAAGCCGTCTTATAATAGTCATCATATATGTCGAAAGACTCTTCGACCACGTCCTTATTGGGTTCGTGTATAAATAAAACAAGATCGCCCAGCCGGAGGCGTAGGCGACCTTGAATTATTCTATTCAGAACTTTTTCGTAGTAGATGTCATCCAAAATCCTAATCCCAGTTTAATAGATATCTATTAACTACCACCATTAACCGTAAGTGAGTTAAAGTTACTGTATGAGTAAGAAACCGTAGCATTTCCACCACCGGTATCCCCACCGGAATAAGAAACAGACGACAGCTTGTTCTTGGTTCCCAAGTTGAGAACAGTACCAGCAGTATCCTGAATGATAATAGATTCATTACTCAGGTTAGTACCGTCACCAGACACGGTTTGAAGATCACCAGAGGTGGCGATAACTTCAAACTCACAGGTAACTTCGATTGGGAACGTTGCATATCTTGTATACGGGCTAAATCGACCCAGTTCCAAGATGTTTTCCTGACTCATGTCAGTGCTAACAGAGCAGCTCTGGAGGTGATATCCGCCACCGATTCCGGTAGCATCGTCGCCCTTTTGTTCCTTCACGATAGCTGGCAGTGTTGATCCTGCAACGTTAACATGGTTACGACGAACCACACCAGACTTCGGAACATCAGTACCGTCAAAAGCAGCAGTATGATCGGTAGATCCCCACCGTGTTGACGCCGTCGTCGAGTTGAAGGACACCGCGTTCCAAGCTCTATTGTTACCAACTAAGGTAACAGACTCGGTTGCACTACCGTCGATACTATAACTATAGGAAACAGAGGACGTATACATACCGGAGTTCCAACACACATTACGTGGCGTGCCGGTAGCATTGTCAACACCATCATCAAAAATACCCAAGTACACATCGCACTTGTTTTTCGATGCGGAGACAAGACTCGTCTTACATGCACCGTTTGACGCCAAATCGAAGATGAGCTTATTTCCGTCGATAACCTTTTCTAAGGTTACTTCGATATCGGCAACATCTTCGACGTTTTCGTAAATTTCTAGCTGCCCCATTTCAAAGACCTGATCCAAAGTAAAGTTAGAACTCATTCCAACACTCTGGAGACCTTTGACCACGCCAGTAGAGGCTACATCTGTCCCCTCCTGCATGATAATAACGGCTTGGCAGGCATAGAATATTCTTTGGTTACGTGCCATTTATATTCTCCCTTGTTTTGGTCCTCTGGTAAAGACTACTAATATATACACAAAAACCATTTAAAATGGTTTAACTTCGGTGCTGCACCTAGCGGTGCCCATATACAAATCAGACGACAATTCTACGATACTTCCACCTCTGGACTGATTTATAAAGCATTTTCTTTCGCCCCAAGAGTGGTATTTTACCAAGTTGGGGTATAAACCGCTAGGAATAGCGTGTTCACGAAGCTCGTTCCGATAATTTAGGGGTGAAGCACCAGATATGGAGACTTGGGTGGGATTGAAGAGCGTCAAACTTCTATCATTTTGTTGCACAATATTATCCATGATATTTGTGCATTCCCAGTGATTTTCTGTCATAACATAAAAAACTATATCTGAGTTCACCCACTGCCCGCCCCCCAGAGCGTAGGGCTTGGTCGAAACCGCTGGAACAACTTCCACCGCCAACGCGGGTAACTGAACCCTAGTTTGTCCCAACTGCATCCATCCTCCAGAACCAGAAACTTGAAAATTCTCTTCAGTTCTAAAGGATCTCTGTTGGAGTTGTTGGAACCAAGGTATACCCTTAGCGGGAACAACCTGTAACCATTTGTGGCTGTATTCTAGGTGAACAGCACTGGTGGTCGTTATGGCAGAATCAAACACAACCCTACCGTTGGGGTAATCTATATAGAAAGGCTTGGTGACATTTCCTGTAGCGTAAAAAGTGTTATCAACAAAAACTCCTGATATCTGTATTGGTTGCTCTGTGGTTCCATCTACACCAGATTCCCATACCCAGTTTTGACGATACCCCTCCCAAACTTGACCAGCGGTGTAATTCGGAGAATCCACCACCCTCAACTTATGTCGATCCCCACCATAGATACCAGACTGCGGAATGCTAATCGTGTAAAATTGACCAGCATCCACAAATCCCCAATCGTAAAAATTGATAAAGTTGTCTAACAGAACTTCGGAAATGGTGGCGTCATTAGGCTCGCGGCCCGGTACCAATCGAAGTTTTGTGTCTGATCCTCCTACCATGTTAAAATGCCCTTCTTATGATCGATTGTATTTCAGGAAATACTCGTCCTATGGCCCTTGTGATAAAGTTATCGTCCGCTGTCCCAGAAAAGCTGCTAGGCACCTTGTAGGGAGCGAAATTGGGAGACATCCTACCGCCCCCTGATCTACCATGCGGCCCAAACTCAACACCAAAATCAGCAATAATGACGGAATCGCCAACAGTCAATAGCCAACGTAACCAAGGTATACTTCCTCCGTTTATTGGTTGTTCGGCTGACGAAAGACTCAAGAGGTTAGCAAAGCTCTTGGGTTGCACAACCAAGGTAACACCACCATTCAAGTTTCGGTCAACTGGATCAACCACCACATCCAGACTGCCAACTATTGCAGAAACAATCTCGGAAGACGGGTCAGCCTCTAGACCGAACTCGGCTCTCAGAGAGCCACTACTCACAGAAGACATTTCGGGACTGCTCAAAAGGGCCGCCTCGATGACGGGGGAAACTGCGGATTTTATTTTGCGGGCCGCTGCTTGCAGCTTTTTGTTAAGCGGACGAGCCAAGGCTACGTTTATTCTTTTTTGAATAACCGCATTAGATTCCGTTATGTTTAGTGATGTCTTAGCCATTCATTCTATTCCAAAAAGTAACCGCGTATTTCGTAGGATTTTGTTTAAAGCCCTGTGGATGCGAGGCACCAGACCGCTCGTATCTGGCATTTGGGTCATAATTCTCTATACCATTATACTGCGGTATCATATACTTGCACTTTTCTATTTTTGGAAGATCCGTCATATCGCACACTGTCTGGATCGATCCATCCGGTATATTGATAGGAACGCCAATCTGAACCCAAGATTTTCTGTCATAATAGATCCTGAGATTGACTTCCTCGGTTGCTTCCACCGCTTTGTATCCCTTGCCGTTGCAGTACGGACACGGCATACCTCTTTCAAAGGGGTATGGCCCACCGGCTCTGTAGATACTAACAGAACGCGAGCGTGTACCCATAGTGTCTAGGTAGCAGTTCGGACACTGCTCCTTCTTTTCTGGATAAACCAGAGTGGCTGGTCTAACAAACAACGCAACAGCGTCGTTGTAAATGTTAAACACCCCGCTAGGGATACTTAGTGCCATTATACAATCCTATAGGTAAGATGACCATTGACATTTCCGGCAGTGTTGGTCAACTTGAGAGCTTCGCCCGGATTTGTGAACAGTGTTGTGTCTCCAATGTTGGACGAAATACCGCCATTGGAACTAATCGTCATGCCACCAGACAAAGCGTTGCCGTCAGACTGCCAAGTAACCGTAGTAGCCGCATCGGTAATGATTGTGTAACTCAATACCTCGACAGACCGGTTTGGCACTGCGGCAACAAGTGTACCGGTAGTCGCACCAACACTAACTGAAAGGGTTAACGCATCGTTGTGGAATTTAGCCGCATCTCCGGGAAGAGCCATTGTATCTTGATTGATTCCACCACTAACTAGCTGACTTTTGGAGAACGTTCCTGTACCATCCCCTACGTAGCCACCCCCCTCATTGAAACCACTACCTGATTTAATTTTTGCTGTAACAGCCATTTCTATTCTCTCCTAAATAAAATGTGTGCGATTAATAGTATCCACCGTTGTTGTTGTAACTGACACCCCAGCTTGCTGGGCTGTAAGGTCCAAGTATAGCAACCCCAGCGGGTGTGCCGTCTCCACTACCTTTCTCGTAGTTGTACTTTCTCAGTAGCTCGTCATATTTTTCACAGAAATCTTTATACATAACCCCTAAGCTTTGACTAACGCCCCTAAGATCAATTGAAGAAGGGCCGTCCTTGATAGAGATAGCGTTGTTGGATTCTGTTTTGACCTCACTTCCAAGCAGGATGCAGGCACTCTTGTAAATAGTTAGCACATTGAAGTCTGTGTCATTTTGTGTTATTGGATCGGGGCTAATAGTTAAGGCGTTAACGTCGATAGTATAGTTATTGTTAAAAGGTGCGTCGTTATTGACATTATATGCACCAATGGATAACACCTGCTGTAATCTGGTGTCTGTGTATTTTGTTGAGTCTAGGTCGCCTATCAGCGTTCTTAGCATCAAGACTAAATCTGTCGTCCAAGCCATATTATTCCCCTATAAAAGACACCCTACAGATTTTTATAAACGGTAAAGGTGTGAACATCGCTATTGTATATATTAGTGGCGAAGGTTACTTTGCCTTGAATTTTCCAAGTACCGGCGGTGTCTATGTCCCCAGATACGGTCACATACTTGACTTTTCCGTCTGTTCCATCTGAAACAAGTGTCGCGGTTTTTGTGACCGCTGTGTCGTCTGGACCCATAAGCAGTACTTCTACAGCAGAGGCAGAACTGACATCAACAATCGAACCATCATCCTTGAAAGTTAGCTGGAAAGTGGTGCCAACGTCGTTGACATGTATTTCATTTGCTGCCATAATTTTATCCTACGAATTCTCTAAGGGTTTCTATGTTTGTCTCGTAAGGCGTCGAAGTATCTATATTGGCTGTAAAGCCCGACAACGTATTGATGTTTGCGGTTTTTTCGTATGATCTGCTGATATTTGCAGTATATTCAGCATCCCTATTAATATACACAATAAACTCTGCCACATCTGGAAATTGATTGATTTTTCCTATAGCTGCCAAAGAGGCTGACGCGGATAATGACGCGACTCCGTTTACCTGTCCTCCAGTCACGGCGGCGGCTGTCAGGGTTGCTGTAGCGGACAACGACGAGGCGGTGCCTCTTACACGTTTTGCTGAAGCTGATAGTGTTGCAGAGGCGTTTAGGGCTGAACTTCCCAGTTTCTTTACCGTCCCAGAAACAGATATTTGGGCGGTTGCCGAGATGGAAGCCGCTCCAAAGCGTTTTCTTGAGCCGCTGGTCGACATTGTCGCGGTGCCGGAAATGGAGGCTGCTCCAAAGCGTTTTCGTGTTGCGGTGGTAGTGACAGTAGCGGTAGCCGAGAAAGAAGATGCTCCAAATCTTTTTCGCATACCTGCGGCTGATACCGTCGCGGTGGCCGATAAAGAGATCGCTGCAAAACGTTTTCTTGCTCCAGTGGTGGATACAGTGGCGGTCGCACTCAAAGACGTAGCGGCAAATTGTCTACGCAACGCGACAGCAGTAACCGTAGCTGTTGCGGTCAAGCTAGCTACGCCGTTGACTTCGCCTCCTGTGCCTCCAGAGGCGTTTAAGGTGGCAGTTCCTTCTAAAGAAGCGTCTCCAAATCTTTTTCTAGTCGCCACAGAAGTAACTGCGGCTGTGGCTGAAACAGAAGTGGCTCCAAGTCGACGCCTGAAAGCGGCTGCGGAAACTGTCGCCGTGGCCGAAATGGATGTGGTCGCAAACTGTCTACGGGTCGCGGTGGAGGAAACCGTCGCGGTGGCTGAAATAGATGTAGCCCCATATCGCTTACGATACGCAGTCGTAGACATCGTAGCAGTCGCTGAAATAGACGCGGCTGCGAACCGTCTCCTAGAGGCAACACAACTGATTGAGGCTGTCGCAGTAACTGAAGTGGCCCCAAACCGTTTTCTGGTAGCAGTGACTGAAACTGTAGCTGTAGCAGAAAGTGAAGAGGCACCAAATTGTCTTCGGGTTCCTACGGATGTAACTGTTGCTGTGGCCGATAAAGAGGCTGCACTGAAACGTCTTCTTGCTCCGGCAGCGGTAATTGTAGCTGTTGCCGACACAGAGGTCGCTCCAAACCTCTTTCTCATTCCGGCGGTAGTTACAGTAGCCGTGGCCGAAAGCGACGTACCTGCAAAACGCTTCCTCGTCGCAACCGAACTAACCGTCGCCGTAGCAGAAAGCGACGTGCCTGCAAAACGCTTCCTCGCCGCAACCGAACTAACCGTCGCCGTAGCAGAAAGCGACGTGGCTACAAAACGTTTTCTCGTCGCAGCCGAACTAATCGTGGCTGTAGCAGAAACGGACGTGGCTCCAAATTGCCGTCTGGTGGCGGTTGCAGAAACGGTAGCCGTGGCGGAGATGGAGGTGGCACCAAAGCGTCGTCTAAAACCAGCCGCAGAAACGGCTGCTGTGGCAGAAAGAGATGTGGCTCCAAATCGCCTTCGGGTTCCTGTAGTCGTTACAGAGGCTGTCGCCGTGATAGCGGCAGCACCATTAACCACTCCGCCGGTAGTGGGAGGAGAACCCGCATAAGGGGTGGAACTATAAGGAGCACCCGAATAAGTCATGTCAGCCCCCCTAGTCTGGTATTGCCAAAGCCGCTTTTATTGTAACATTAGGATTTGTTGCGTCAAAAGAACTGTAATCAGCAGTATAATTAGTTATAGTGTCAATATCGGTTTCCGCGTCTATCGCATCCCCATATACAATAGTCTGTGCCACAACGGTTTTTACCCACGCCAAAAGCTGATTGATATATGCGGCTCTGTTCGTAAGACCATCATTTCTAGCCTCTTCGGCTAAAGCAATGAATAGCTCGCGTCTAAAAGAGGGATAAGATAATTCTATATAGCTGTTCGCCTCCTCGGCAACCTCGTCTTTTTTTGTCTCTCGGAGAGGCTCAAGAACATATGCCTCTAGATCAGAATTATAAGCCGTTAAAGCGTTGTCAAGTTCCACCTGAAAAACACCCTCAACGTATAACCATCCACCACTGTAGTAGAACCCGCTCCCCCCTCCCGCTAGTTCGACTATTTTGGGCAGGTTGTTTTCTGGGGAAATCTCCACACTAGAAATAAGCTTGATTACTTTAGCACTGGCAGTAAGGCTGGATTGAGCATATAAGTTCATTATCTAACCTCCTGTACAAAGAGGTACGCATATGAGTAGTCCGCAGTTGCGGAGTCGGTATTTCTCGCACTACCGTGATTGTGGTAGGCTCTCGCAATGACATAATCATCAACATCTAAGTCTAATAATGTCGACATGTGAACGGCGGGCTTGTCGGAATGTGACGGTCTAGCTGTCACGGTTCCTCTGTTGTGATTGGTTCCCGCACTATCGTCATGGTACTGCACGTCTGCCGCTATATATTTATTCTCACTAGTCATTGACTGCATTCTCAGATGGCAACCACACAGATATTTACCTTTTCTCGTAATTTTTATATAGTTATTAGTGAGGTCTGCCGTACACCCCTGTGAATACAAGGTGTGAGTCATGTCGATTGTAGTGGTTGTCACATTGGCAATAGACTGTGTTGAACGCTGTTCTATTTGAGCCGAATGTGGAGTCAAGTTTTTATTGACCGTTACCCACTGATATGCATAGCTAGATATTCTCGAACACATAAGTTCATAGCTATCGCCCTGAAGGTGTAGCTTCAGGGTGTTTGTGCCACCAGAAGCGTCCTCGTCTTCAAAATCGCTACCCCCACTGCTACTGATGGTTACTATATTGGTGTCGTCGGTAACCTTTTTAATGAGGACTTTCAGACCTAAATAACCGGCTGCTGCCGTTGGCATCGTAACAGTAAAGGCACTAGTGGAGTCACACAATATCGTGCTATCTTCTTGAGTAACTGTGTAGGTGCCAGTTTTGATCTGTGTGTCCGCGATTGAAGTTTGAGAAGGAGAGCCACAAAAAACATTATGCGTTCCACTGGAAAGGGTGATTGCACTTGTATTTCCCGAACTATTGGATATAATCTTATCTCTAGACAGGGTGTCGGGGCTAGCATCTGTGACCTTGCCTATACCAACTTCCCAAGCGTTATTGGCATCCTCTATGACATAGTACGTCATATTGCCATTACCAATGCCAGCTACAAAGGTCTGATATCCGGTTGCCGCACCAGCTAGATTGATTGTGCCAGTACCAGTGCTTGTGGTGGTCTCTTTTACCCTATCATTTACACGAAAATCTTCTGTCGCACTGGGAACTGCTGGGGCCGCAAAATACGCCTGAGAAACATAAACCGATTCGTCCATAGTGCCAGCATCACGAGTGAAACGGAGCTGGAGATCGGTGTAGTCCGTTATGTTGCCCGATTGGGTCGAGTTCAGAACCAGAGAATCGTCTGCAAAAGATCCACCGGTTGTGACAGTCTTGGTAGCAATTATGGTGCCCGAACCGGGTGTGCCGCAATTCGCACCCTGCACCAAGGCCACAGTGAGATCAAGGTAGCCCATTCCGCTACCCTGATCCCCCTTGAATCTAAAATATACTATGTGACTAGAGGCCGATGCACCGGGATCGGTAATGTTATTGTCTAGATGGAGCGTCAATTCATCCGAAGACATGCTGCCATCTTCTTCGGACCACACGTAGTTGCTATCGGCACCACTACTCAACGGTTGGGTGTCGCTAATATCTGCATTTAACGCACCGGTGCCACCACCGGGGTTCGTCCAGCTACCATCGTTGCAATCGCTGTTCGTATATGAGTACTGAGTCATTACCCGCTCTCCTAGTTACTAGGCAAAGGTAATGTCCAAGTCACCAGCAGCGATAACAAACTGGTCGCCGTTTTCGATAATCTTAGGTGTTGTTAATGCCCCATAGAGAATAACGTCACCAGCGGTCGATGCGTTAGACAAAAATAACCCGCTAACATAGCCCCAGTCGCCTGTTGCTGTGGTAAAGCTGATATCGTTTTCGTTGTCTGTTAAACCGTTAGTACTACCGGCACTCCAGTTTGAGTTTCCTTTTACACTGACTCTAGCGTATGAATCGCCGCCGATAGTAAGTTCACCCGTGATGGTTCCAGCCTCTAAGTCCGCAGCACTGTAGGCCCCAACTAAAGCAACATAGACATTAGACGGGGCAGACCAAGCGGTATCTCTCAAAATATGATCAATAAGCTTGTTTTCCATGTAATTTGACATTGCAGTCATGCTTCTGTACTCCTATAATTTTGTTCATGAACACGAATATATGTCTTCGTATTGTTATATACACAAAAGTAAGAAAAAAAGCCGCCCCATTACGAAGCGGCTTTTTCCCTTGTTAGGATTATTACTCCCGTTCTTAGAACGAGCCAGCAATAATGCGTCGGTTGTCAAGAACACCAAAGCCCAGCTCGGCCCATCCATAGTAGCCTTGTCGCTGGTGGCGATGAAGAGCTTCGTCTTCAAAGATCTCAACGTCCTTCTTGACAGGCATGACAAAACTGTCGTTTGCACCCTGATCAAGACCAATAACAAGCTCAACATCACTGCTCTCAAGAGAGCCGCCGAGGTCACTGGTGAAGTACGTCTGATATTCTTGGCTGTCGCCAAATTCAAAGATGTCGTGAAGATTGACACCAAAGACTCTGGTGAGAGGACCGCCATCATCGGTAGCGACATAGATCTCACGTCGCGACACTTCATCCAACTGGTCAATACCCCAGTTGCGAATATCTTCGATAGCTTCTGGGGACATGTAAAGGTCCGTCAAGCGACCCGGAGCAGTAACACTGTTACCACCGCCGTTTCGACGCATAACGGTCTTCATGAGGCTGACCAGCCGCTTAGTGAACTGACCAGCAGCGGCATCTGCATCGTAGACCAAGATATTACGGTCAACAGCAGCGGCCAGAAGGGTATGCCAACCGTCGTCGTTGATTTTCTTCACAAAGGAAGATTCAAGAACCTGCATGGCTCTTGCAACAACATTCCAGTTAGCCTCACGAGCATACTTAAGCAGGAAGTCAATCGCACTTGTGATGCCGTAAGTATTGATCATCACGTAGTCACCTTCGACATGTCGTTCTGGAATACGACCGTTGCCGGGATTGGTGAATGCGACGTGATCAATTTCAGTTCCCGGAGCCAAAAGGTCCAACGGGAATTCGGGGGTTGCACCCGGTTCAAGAGGCATAGCCTCAAAAATACCACCAACGATATCGCCAAACACAACACCTTTCCGCAGGGGAAGTTCGAGTGCCTTGGCGATCTCTCGCTGGGCTTGAATAGCAACAGATTTATCGGAATCGCCTGATCGCTTAAGCAATTCGATAAATTCAGGGCTAGGTCTATCTTTTACTGACATTATCTCTTCTCCTTTAATTGAGGTTAATTAGTCGCGTCGGCGTCATTGGTATTAGGAAGATCGATAAAGACCTTGGCATAACCATTCTGGTCTTCACCGGAAATAAAACGCCCAACAATGAGGTTTTCAGCTTTTCCGCCGTCAACTCCAGCGTTGTAAGTCGCCGTAGCGATATTACCGGAGTGGCCTAAGTAAGCCAAGCCACCAGCAGCGGCAGTGCCGTCGATACTGTTGGTAACAACCCAACCCTTAGTGAGAAGAGTAACCTTGCCACCCTTCTGAACTTCGTCTTTATGTTGGTTCAGGTGCTGACGAGTCAAGTCAATATCGACCATGTCGTTCAACAACAAACCCATCGGGACTTTACCCGAAGGAGCAGCAGAATAAACTACGAGAGCAGCACCGTTGTCCATAGACGCACCGGAGCCTCCCGCACTCAGAGCCGCAACTCCGCCTCGCGTGGCAGCTTCATTCATAAAGAATGAAATGTCCGTTTGAAGCGTACTTCTATCTGATTTAAGAGCCATTATGAAATCTCCTTGTTTTTTAAGTTACTTGTTGTCATTAGAATGTTGTAAAACTGACCCAAGCCACTCGCTGGCAACTGCACGGAGACTTTCTGCTGGATCATCTTCGCCCATCGCCTCAGCAATAGCAACTTCTTCCGTTTCCTCGGCTTCAGCCAAGGCTTCCTCGCCAGCTTCAGCTTCAGCTTCGTCTTGCTCTTCGTCAAGCTCTTCGGCCTTGGCATCGGGAGCCACGTCTTCTTCTTCTTCGTCCTTTTTCTTTTTGTCGAAGGGGTTTTCTTTCTCGCCCCGCTTCTTCATTGCCGCAACAAGCTTATCGAACGTTGCGTCATCTACAGAACTAAACTCCTCGACAGTCGCCGTGGCTTCCTCTGCGTCATAGCCAATCTCTTCGAGCTGTGCTTGACGCTTCATAACGGCTTCCTTCTTGTACATAGCAGTAAGCTCTTCGTCCTTACCGGCGAGAGCCTCTTCCTTTGCAGCAAGAGATTCGTCTCTTGTAGCAACGGTTTCAACCAAAGTCTTGTTGGCTTCTGCTTGCTCGGCAATCTTTTCAGCCTGCTCTGCAATAGTTGCCTCAAGTTCTTTGATCTCTGTGTCGAACTTAGCGTGTTGCTCGGCAACCACCTTGTCCTTCAGAGCATCGCTAGCAGCTTTGGCTTCCGCTAACTCTTTTTGCAGATCTGCGACCTGCTTTTCATAACTTTCAGACATATCATTCTCCTTAGATGAAGATAAAGTTAAAATCTGTGCTTGTGATTCATCAAAAAAATCATTTCCTTCCAAAATTACACTTCGTGGGTTAGCGGGTTTTGAAACCAAGCCTTTACCAGAGAACGATAAGTTTCTTAACAATCGCCCCACTTTGTAATCTTCGTAAATTCCGTCTCCTCCGTAGGATCTTAAGTGTTTCGTTAAAAAGGCTGATGCTTCGTTTCTCTTAACTACCTTGGTTTCTCCGTTTTCTTTGGCTAAAGCATAGTCAAAGTCTGGGAACAAGCATTCCATAGAAACAAACCATTTACCCCCCTCTATTTCCGCTACTATGTTATGCATCCTTTCTCTTTGTTCAACGTCCGACCACTCGGTGTAAATAACAGCGGAGGTTAAAATGTTAAACCGATCTGGAATATCGTTATCTTCTTGAAGAAGATTGCCATCGAAATCAACAACCTCGTTGGCTGTTATGTGTCCGATGATATCCTTTTCGTCATGCATAAAGTTAAATGGCTTATCTTCCGGCGTGTTTCGTGCCCCCCACAATTCTTTTGGATCAAAAACGTCATCGTTTTTATTCCAGCCTGTACTCACTAATATGGACTTAATATAATACAGATCAAACTGATCTTGATTCTCAGCAATAGCTAATTCTTCGCCATCTTTACTAGAGGCTAAGACTTCTTTAAGTTTATCAACAGCTTCTTTGTTGGGTTTGTAAGTCTCCGCAACAGCACAACACGCAATGGTGTTGTTGCCTGCTAGAGCCTCAGCAAGACCGTCATTAATTTCATGTTGATATATTTTCATATTACATACCCCTCCAACGGATAATACACAAAAAAGCAAATAGAAGGATAAAACTTACCCAAAACAGGATATTTCGGCATAGACAGAAGCGTAAATATGTCTTAATTCAGACGTATTGGGTTTTCTTTTGTTGATAGATAAAAAGCCACCAACCCTATCCTTTACCACAGAATTAAATGTTTTGCTGGGTTTAGTTCCCTGTTCAACAATTTGTTTAACCAGATCTGGTGTAACCTCAACGAACGGTTTCATTCCGGTTAAGATACAGAGCTTCAGGTATTCCAGTTCGTCAACCTCTCCCTTACTTAAGGCTCTAGCGTCTTTCTTCTTAAAATGAGAACAGGCTATCGGCGTCATGACATCGGATATCTTTGTCTGTGCCTGTATCGCCCATAACGTCGCGGTTGTTGGGTCTCCGCTGCGTGGAAGAACACGCTTTTTCTTTCTTTCTTTTTCATCCTTAGAGAATGGTGGTCGACCATTATCATTCACTGGCTCGGGACGATTGTTGTCTTTCTCATCAACAGGTGCCTCTTGTACCACAGGCTCCTCTATCTCTTTGTAAGGAATGTCAATCTGGTCAAAGTATTCCTCAGTGTCAACAACATCCTTAGTAACACCGATCTTAACCATATCCTCTTTATGTTGAGGATTATGGTATGGACCGGCCTTTCTCGGTGCCGAGGTATCATTCTTTCTTTCTCGACCCTCCCTACGAACACGAACTCTTTCGATACCGGGAATTTCTCGGAATCTTTCAAGGAGAGTCTCTTGAGATATAATATCCCTGTCCGCAAGCTGGATAAGAAGATTCTTTTGGGCGGCCTCGTCAGACAACACAATAGAATCAAAATGAATCTCGGCGGGGAATCTAAAGCCCATCGCCTTTCTCACATACTCTATCTCTTGACGCCAGAATTGTGAAAGCACCTCTCTGCCGTATTCAAGCCTTTCTATCAGAGTCTTGAGAGAGACGTAATTATTTGTATAGCCGCCACTAGCCCCCGCTGTGCCAGTGAGTGTGGGAGGAATGCCTAAACCAGCATAAATGCTCGTCAAAACGGGTTGGTACTTCTCAGAGCCTAAGAACCTATAGACTTGAGACTGGCTTTCTGTGAAGTTAAGTTCTGGTCCCCACACCAAGTCCATAGTACCTCCCCCGACGTTGCTTGCCAAGATGTCTCTGACCTTGTTTAAGCCCGCCTTGGTCGGCACAATCTTTTGATCAAAGTCGCCAAGCGTCCATAGTCTCACGCTAGAGATCGCCCCGTCTAAAGCCGCCAGATCCGCAAGTTTCATTTTTTCCAACATGTTTATGTCGTCAAGTATGGCGTATATCATCGGGTTGGCCCAGAGGAGCCAGTCGTCTTTTTTGTAGTGATAAAAGAAGGTGCTGTCGGGATCTAAGGGAATCTTACGATCACCGGCGTTGATTCTTTTCTGAAGGTCTCTAGGCAGTGTTTTAAAAGCGTTTTGATTGTTGGTGGAAGTCCTTAACAACGACTGGTAGGTGTGCTTGGAAATATTCAGGTAAAACTCAGGCTTTCCAAGGGCCAACATTCCATGATCCACAACGTCTATCGCAACAGGATTCAAAAAGTCATACACCCACGGCACTTCTCTCTTTTTGACCTTCATCTTTTGAATAAGAATGTCTGCACCAGCGGCACGCCTAAGTTCCGCTTCCTTGTTTTTATCTAGCTTGGCCGTTCGTCTTTTTACAACAACATTACCGGTTCTGTATAGATAGTTTAAAAATCTTTCAGACCTATCTACACCATTGACCTGACTAAACCACTTGCGATAAAATTTTTCTATCGTTTTATTGGGGTGTACAAGAACAAGTCCCTGACTAGCAAAATCACTCATTAGATCAACAACATTTCGGATGATACCAACCGTGTCGTAGGCGTTCATACACATTCCCATAATGCGTTTTTGCTTAGTGGGAACAGCCTCACCGGGACGAAAGGAATCATAGTCAGAACGGTTGAAACCGGGACGCACTGATCTGTTTGTTTCAACGTCTATATAGGTTTGTCGTCTAGATCCATAGTGAGCCTCAGAACGATAGACTGCACCATCGTAGCCCTCTAGAGTGTTTGCGTCGTAAACTTTACCCTTCTCTGCGTCACTAGCCCAAGTCTGAAAAAGTTGTTCTGACATTTATGTTGATTCCTCTCAATAGAATTGGCAATTGTATTGTTGATCGTATTGATATACGCAATTTATGTCGAAAGCGTCCTAATCTTCTGAAGAGCCTTCTCTGCAAGGGGCTTGCTCTTGGTGCTGTAGATTTCCGCAGCTCTTTTCCCTGACATAATGGCTCTTTCGTAGTTCAAGCTGTTTCTTGTTATTCTGTTTATTTTACGAGATATAGCCTCTGGGTTATCGATATCCTCAATACAACAAAAGCTATCGAACTCTTTGTCGAGCTTATACAACGAACACGCTGGACTAAATAAAGGCGGAGTTCCGCAAAATATACTTTCTAACACAGCGTAGTTAAGAGATTCGCTAGAGGTAACTTGCAGGGTAACTTCCATAGAACTCAAAAACGACCAATACTCAGTCATGCTTTTGTGAGACGAGGGAAGGGCCACATGTCTCACATTAACTCCTAGACAGTCAAGAATTTTCTGATACTCTGTAGGAAACCCCTTCCGCACATAAAGAGTCTTGCCAGCAGACATTGCTCCGAGCGATTGGGTAGAAATATTTTTTCTCGGATCGTATGCACAAAAACACCCCGCAGAGTCCGGCACCTTCTTGCGGGGGGTGAAGTCTACTTCTTCTGAGTTAAATGTGTTGGGAAGATGGTCTGTAAATTCAAGTGGCTTGCACATCTTTTCTGACGGTACAAAAACCCCAGAAATCTTATTGTCTTCAAGTAGTTGTTTTATGTGTATGAGTTGCGAAAATTCAACCGCAAAATTATCAGCAAACTTTATGCGAGGATAAACGACTTCGTTGTTGACATCATGTCCCCACGAAAGTTCGGATTGATAAATTGTAGAATGCCAATAGGAAAAAATGGGACAGGAGCATAGCTCTATGATATCGTCATATCTACTATCCCAGCCCCCGCAAAGAACCAAGGGTTCTGAATAAGAGTTCCAAAAAGCAAGGTCTCGCCAGAAGTTCCCAAGAAATTTTTCTAGATAAATGACTTCCACATCGTCGTGATAAGATTTGAGGTTCCTCAGCGACGAAATCACACCGCCCCACTGATGTGGAACTACAAACTTGATCATTAGTATAGGTTCTCCGTCTTTTCCGTAAACCAAGCTGGACCATTGTAAAGCTTGTCGCTGGAAAACATGGATGCGTTGTGTTCTGCAAAACCACCAAAAGCATGATCCGGCATCTCCTGCTCTATCGAGGCAAGTCTGGCAGACATATTCGCCATAATCAAAGAGGAGTAGCGGTCCTTGCGTAACCTACTTTTTCGACCGGCCCCCGTTTTGACTTCGGGGGTATCCCACTTTTCTCTACCCGTCGTTGTCTGTGTCATGATAATCATTGATAGCTCGTCTTTAAGCTCTTCTATCTCCATAACACAGTCTTCAAGTGTGTCGTAATTTCGCCCACCAGCCTTGTCTGCCTCTAATGCTATACCGAGACTCGCGGAGTCGAAGTACGGAAACAAAACAATTTTGTCTTCAAAGTCTTTTCTTAGTCCATGATTTGCTTCCGCCAGCCAATCTGCTCTGGCAAACTGACACATCCTCAACATATGTAGTCCAGCGTGATCGTCGGTATCTTTAGGCTTATCTTCGATAACCGGCCATATGGGCAGCTCTCCTTCGCCTATTTTGTCTTTGTCGTGAAGAGCCTCCATAACGGCGATACCACCACCCTGAGCGTCCATCGCAATCTCCACACACGGGAACACTTTCATCAATTGACGAATCTTCTTGGCACAATAAGAGTAGAAATCGTCTTCGTCAACAAGTTTAGACTTGAGCTTGTCTTTATGCTGCTGTCTTGTAGTCGTCCAACAGTGAACCACCTTGCGATGATCGGAATTAACCTCTAGAACCACTATGCTGAAGTTGTCTACTTCAGAAGCTGGATCAACGCCAAACACATATCTCTTCTGTGTCTCACCATGCAAAGAAGCCTCAAACCACACCTCGCCAGAGGGTAGCACAACGGGGGAAGTGGGAGATGTCGTGCAAGACTCCAGCAGGCTTCTCTTAAAAAACCCCTGACTGTCCGTTGTAAAGATTGCTCCGTATTCCATATTATATATACCAGAATGTACTGTAGCCTTAGCTCGTGCCACCTGACCACTATCCATAAAGCCATCCGGCAGCTTTTCCACGGGCATTCGTATTACAGAGTATTCTCTCCAGTCAAAATCAGATGGGACAGAGCCGCCAAAAACTTCTTGTAATTTGATTTTATTTCCACCACTGGAGACAATCGCGTGATACCTCTTCCAGTATTCAGCGAAGTGATTAAAGTCATAATAAGCCGTTCCAGAAAGAATAATTTGGTTTGACTTATCCATAGTATTTTCTTCGTTGGATTTGCTAACGGGTATTCCGAGTTCCTCAGCACGTTTTTCTTTAGCCTTTTGTTTGACCTTTTCAATGGGAGAGGCGGCGACGGCAGCGAAACCAGCGACAACGTTTTCAAAAATGTCTCTGGGTATAGAGGCAAATTCGTCGGCAATAATGTCGTTGGCTCTCTGGCCTCTGATCTTACTGCCGTCACCGAGTGGCAGACAAGTGATACGACTTTGACCAATATGCATCACACATCTGTCCACATCTCTCCTCGGCCCGCTGTTCGTTGCACATAAGTCTCTAAGCACAGGAGCATTTTTCCAAATGGTGTCCATGTACTCAAAGAGGACTTTTGATTGTCGAAAAGCGGCACCAACAATGATGATTTGTCGTCGTGGCATGAATAGTGCCCGTAGAAGAGGGTACACTGAAAGCATGAAGGACTTACCCATACCACGACTACCGATGAGCATCGGAAATTTTCTATTCCACAGCTCGTGTAGCAATAAAGATTGAAATGGAGAAAGTTCTATATTAAGTATGTACTTACAGGCGAACGAGAAGTATTCGGGACGCATTAGTAGCCACGCCAGCCTTTTTAGGAGAGCTTCGTTGTCAGAGTCTTGCATCACAAAATCCATAGGATTAAATAGCGACGACTCATCTACCTCTATGCCTAGCCAAGCATCCTCAAGGGCTTGATTCCGTTTTTCCATCAAAACCTTCCGTAATTATCTGCTTAATTTTTTTATTTCGTGGGTCATCTAAAAATCCTATCCAAGCCGTAGCTAGACGGGCCACTGTGTTTTCTTCATCGCACCCCGCAAGATAGCAAAGTGCCCACATGGCATGTAGAATCTCGTGATATAACGTGTCTCTTACAAGGGACTCGTGGACACCGCAGTATATCCGAATTCTTTTTTGCTCATTGCAACAGTCTCCATAGGCTTCTCTTTCTTTGTATAAGGACTCTGACATAGACTCTATGACGTAACGGTGCCCTAGTACATAGACATCAGAAGGCAGACTTATTTTCTTTGCTTTTGACTTCGGTTGTTTGGATTGTGTCATCTTTGTCTCTCGTATAAAAGAGTTCGTTCAGCCTCTTGAATATACTATTGCATACCAAAAACGCATTATTCTTGTCCCCGCAAAATATAATCTTTGTATCGTACCAAATTTGAAACTCCATTAAACACTTTAATAGATACTTTCCAGTGACACGGACTTTTGACCTCGCCTTGTGGGGAACTCTAGAACCCTCTGGATACTTGAGTATGTCCTCCATATCGAACTCGCATATGAGGAAGGAAAACTGGAAGTCCTTCATCCTCTCCATCTCTTCTTGAAACGGCTTCTTCTTTCTCCCAAGGTTCATAGCGATTTCCGAAACGGAAGCCTTCCTCTCCACACATACAACCTCTTCAAACCCCTTGAGGGTATAATCTCCGGTATGAAGCGTATCTATCTCCATCCCGTCGCACTTGTCGTATGGAGAGAAAAACCATCCGTCTTGCTCTCGCGTGTCCTTTATGACCTTATAGTTATTCACATGCTAGCCAATCGGATTAGCGTCATCATCGCTGTCTTCGTCCACAACATCAGGCTCAACCGCATCGTCAATCGGTGCTGGCTCTGGGGCTGGCTCTGGGGGTGCGGGAACTGGCTCTGGGGGCGGCGGTGCTGGAACACCGGCCCTAACGAGCGTGATGATATCGTCCTTGAGGGTCGCTGTAATATCTGGATGCTGATCTCGATAAACCCCTCTGTTGGAGTAGAGATAGTTAAAAGGCCCTACCCACTCCCCTTCACACGCAAGATCGACTCGCTCACCGGGTTTAAGGTTGGCGATTGCCTCGTCTAAAATATCATACCAGTCGCGTTCTGGTTGAGGTTGAGAATCCTCTGCTTTCCAAAAGTTCATTTCTTGTTTCTCCTTACCTTTTCTGAAAAATACGAAATATAGTGTGGTTCCTTACCCGTGACATCTGTGTGACACTGCCTGCAAAGGGTGATGCCGTTATCAACATCATACCGCAAGGTGCTAGCAGAACTCCACTTTATTATGTGATGTACATTAAGACGCACACGTTTCCCCTTCTTATTACACATTTGACACGTATGTTTGTCCCGCTTTAGGACTTCACGCCTAAACTGCTTGTAAACTGGGTCGCTGTAATCCCGCCTTGTGGACATCGCTAATCACCATTCTTTCTGCTAGTGTTTTGAAGTCTATCTTAGGTTCCCATCCTAGTTTGTTATTAGCTTTGGTGGGTACGCCCAAAAGATAGTCCACCTCTGCCGCTCTGTAAAATTTTGGATCAATAACGACCAGATTAGACCAATCGTCTACACCGACTATAGAAAACGCCGCGTCTAAAAATTCTCTTACAGATCTTGTTTCACCGGTTGCAACCACGTAATCATCTGGTTCTGATTGCTGTAGCATCATCCACATGGCTTCTACGTAATCAGCCGCGTGTCCCCAGTCTCGTCTTGCATCTAGGTTGCCCAGCCTGAGCTTTGGAAATTTTTGGTCTTGGATCAAGAGAAAGTCTGGGTCACTTGTTCGGTCAGGATCGTGTTCTCCCCCCTGCCACCAATACATAAATTCACCAATCCATTTTGTTATCTTCCTAGTGACAAACCCTTCGCCTCTTCTCTCGCTCTCGTGGTTAAACAGTATTCCACAGCTACCATGAATACCGTAGCCCTCTCTGTAATTTCTAACTAAATGGTGAGCAGCGAGCTTGGCGATACCATACGGACTCTGTGGGATAAAGGGGGTGTTTTCATCTTGATATTTTTTCAATCCCACGGTATTGGAAGTTGGCGAATCAACCACCACACAGTCCCCCTTGAGCAACATCACCTTGTCACTAAGCGTGTAGTTTTTTCCAAACATCTCGCTAGAACTGGCTTGATAAAACCTGATCTCATCTTTTCTGGGACTATATCTGATTGCCTCTAGGATATTTAGGACTCCCCCCGCAGTGATGTCCCAAGTAAGACTTGGCTGCTTGAAGCTGGTGCCGACATGAGATTGTGCGGCCAAATTGTAAACCTCGTCTGGCTTGTGTTCCTCGATAATTTTACTAATATTAAAACCATCGGTGATGTCGCCTTCTACGATTGTAAGTTTAGGCAGGATATGCTCAATACGGGACAGGGTGTTAACGCTAACCCTTCTGGTCACGCCTATAACGTCATATCCTTTATTCAGAAGCGACTCTGCTAAATAGCTCCCGTCTTGTCCCGTGACGCCGAAAATTATAGCCTTCTTCATTTTTCCTTCTCCTTGCTTCCCCTTTTTCGGAGATGGGGAATTAATTTAACGAACTGGTTGTACTTTTCCTTCTTGAGTTCCATAATCTTCTCAGATTGTTCTTGTATCCAATTGTTGTCTATTTGATCGAAGGTATCCCCAAGGTCTTGGTGTTTGCAGACCACCGAACCAAAATGACGAACGGCGTTTGCCCTCTCGTCGTGTGGAATAATGAGACTGGGAATACCAAGAGTAGAGGCGAATCCGCCCGCGTGAATCCTGAATCCGACAATCAGATCGAACTCTTTGTATACGTCAAAAAAGTCCTCGAAGTGGGATGAGTAAATAGCCTTTAATCCTCTATGCGAAGCCGAAACAAAGTCGTCATAGCTGTGACATATTGCTGGAAGATCATGCTCCTTGGCAAATTTCGTGACAGCTTCCACTAATAGTGGGTTTCGTACTCCGCAGACACTAACCGAGCCATCCTGCCAAGAAACCGCCACCTTGCGTAGCTTTCTTCTAGGCTCCAGATCTAGACAATCATTGGCAAAAAATGACGGACAGCAAACCAAGGTGCTGTCATGTATTGCCAGCTTGGCCCAGCGGTCTCTGGCAATCTTTGCCTTAGCCTTTCCGTATACTCTTTCGTTTAGGAGACCCGGAACATAAGTGCCTAGACCAGAAGCATTATACACCTGCTCCTGTGCACAAGTGTGGCCTCCAACCCCCAAGAAGGAAAAAGGAATGTCATACTCTGCTATAGCTCTGTACATATCTAAACACTCACGGTTCCACTCTGGTGTCCCCGCAAAAACTACATGGTCTATGTATTCTGTACCGAGGTCAAACCTGTAGGACTGCGGATTGCTCTCTCTATTCACATACGGATGTCTATTATAATATATAGCATTGTGATCTATATTAATCAGATTTCTTATCCCCTTGAGTATAAGCTCATCACCGGGGTTCCATCCTAGTGTTGTTCCGTATAATATATTCATTGTTGCTCGGAATTCGTCTCCGGTGTTAGAAAGGGCTGGTCGATAGCCCCGTTTTGATAAGTATGGTATTCAGACAACCGTTCTTTCTCATTTTCCATAGCGAGTCTCATTTTTTCCATATCGATACCTATCTGGGTACGAAATGATTCATCTGTGGCTATTTGTTTCACAAGTGCAGCAAAGGTTTGTTTGCTGTCCTCGATTGCTTTGATTCGTTGTTCTCTGGTGCCCTTCAGATCCTTCAGCATCGTCGCCTTACGAGCTTGGAGATCTTTGTAGTCTTTGGATAAGGTTTCCTGAGAGGCCCGCAGAACGGCTACCTGACGCTCCAGATTCATAATATAGTCAATGTCGCGTTGATCCTTGTCCACCGATTTTTCTTCTTGTACCAATCGTTCATAGGTAGCTATTTGTGTCTGGTTCTCCTGTTGGCTCTTCAAAATGCGGTTCATCAAAATTTCGAGCTTGATCGTGTCGATGATTTGCATTTCTTCTGTATGAAAAACATCGTCTTTAAACTGACTCCACATCTTTTTGAAGTGGAATTCAAACATCTCCAATTCTTCAGCAGTGAACTGACGAATCAACTCGCGGTAATATGGTCTCTCCTTGAGTTCATTGGCTACAGCGGTTTCTTTTTTCTGTTTCGCTGAGAAACCAATTTTTCTACCTATCCACTCACGGACGCTGTCTGGATCTCGGTCGAGAGTTTCAGCGATGGATTCTGGAGAAAGAACCTCGGCGTTCGCCTCGATAAACTCCATCTCTTCATTGGAGAATCTACCCTTCTTCTTCATAATCGTCTCCATTAATGATTCTCTCTATAGTTTCGATGACAATGGCCTTCCGGCCTTTGGGCAAAGGAGAGTTTGATTGAAGTTTAAGATAGTCGCGACGGAGATGAGCTGGGAGCTTTTTATCAATCAGTTCTAGGGTTTCATGTATTTGGGCGTTGCTAGTAGACTGTTCATTGGTATAAACACTATATATGGCATCAATATCTACAGGCTCAAGGAGATTTTTCTTTCTGTCCTGTATTTTTTGGGCGGCTGTGCCATAATCCAAGCGATAATAGTTATCTCGCTTAAAAGTCTTCAGGCGATTATTTATGTGCGTGTACATGAAGTTCTCTAGGGGGCGTTTCTGGTCATATTTTTCTAAACCAGCAATACCGATAAGAAAAGCTTCCTGTTGTATGTCTTCTACATCATATGAAGCAAAAACATATTTAGGGGCGAGCCGTTTTGCTATTTTCATTATAACCTCAACGGCTTCACCCTCATTAATACCTTTGGGAATTTTCATCTTCTTCTGCGGCTCTTTCTGCTCGATCCATTTGTTCCATAAGATCTAACTCGGTTGCTCTTTCATCTGGGGGAACTTTTGGGGCATTGAAATCAAAGGCAGGAGCCACGGGATCTGGAATCTCGTCAGCTAAAACTTTGTCTATCTCTTCTTTAAGTTTGGCAGTGCTTTTGGCGGTCATAAAGGATGCCATACGCTTTTCCCGCTCTCGGTGTTCTTTTTTAGACATTTTGTGTCCTCCTCTAGTGAATTATAGGTGCCGCACATAAATTATACACATTTTAGTGCCATAAAGCGGCGAAATGAGGCGAGTCGGTGCGGTTTGGGTAAGACATTTTGATATTCTGAGTGCCAATTGTGTTTACACCACCCCGCGATTTTCGGGCTGCGGAGGGGCTTCAAAGATCGAACAGAAAACCCCCCGCGAAAAAAACTTGTCTTTTTTTTGGGGATTGTCTCAATTTGGGGTTGACGTTTGGCCGATACTATGTATAATGGGGGACATACAAGAGACAACACAAGGAAACAAACATGCTTCTCATCATCGTCAAAGTTATTGTCACTCTTTCAGTTTTGAAGGCGGTTGTTGCACTCGATAGCTAATGCAACAAACTTTTGGAATTGTTGACGATAGGGGTTGACAATTCTAAGCATGTTGGTATAATAAGAGCATAACAAACAACAACACACACAAGGACAAACACAATGACAACTACCACCATCGACAACCTGATTGCTGCTTTCGCACTCGCCATGATCGTGGTGCCGATTATCATCCTCGGGATTCAAGACGCACGACGATCATCATTCAAGCCAACCAATAAGCATAAGCAGTTCGGCAAGGATAGCGACTACATGAAAGCGGTGAAGGGCGGAAGCAAGACACTGGCTGAGTATCACCGTAAGGCGTTGGCCGAAGGCGTTGAACGACGGATGTGGTAGGCTTGACAGTGGCAGGCGTACTTGGTATAATACACACTCACAAGGACACAAAGGAGAAACAACATGGAATGGGCATTCATTATCGCACTGCTCGCCATCATCATGGATGGCTGAGATGTGGGCTGGCGGGCCTATATCGCTGTCCCACACGCACAACACGACAAGGGTAACACAATGACAATCGCACGCTTCACCAATTACATCCGCTACAGCATCACATGCCCCGATGGTATCACTCCCGCACGATGGAGTGGTATGCTCACGTGGGCACGGGTGAATGGATACCTGTAGCACACACGTGCACACAGGGGTGTCCTACCCTATGTTTACTGCTATGGGCACAGGGAGCATATGCAACGTAAGTACTTGCTATGTAAGGGGTTACGTGCTGTGGGGCCGGGGCCGGGGACGTAAGTCTATACTACATAAGGACTTACAACTATTTCGATTATTTTCTGGTTTTTCCCTAATTACCCCTTGACATTTCTGCCGATGTTTGTATAATAGGGGCATACAAACAACAACACAGGAAAAACAATGCTTCTTATTATCGTCAAAATTTTGGTCTTCCTCGCGGTTATGAAAGCTGTCGTTGAATTGGATAGCTAAAAAAACTTTGGGAATTATTAAAGATTCCCCTTGACAAACGTCGATAAGTATAATATAATTAAAGCATAACAAGACAACACAACATAAGGAAAAAACAAATGGCTCAACTAGAAACACTCGCAACGGTTATCGTATACGGTTCAGTTATTGTATCATTTGGTGCTTTGTTTGCTAATATTCTTTTCTGGAATATTCTAGGAAAATAGTCAAGTTTACCCTTGACAAGTGCCGATAATTATAGTATACTTAAGACATAACGAAAAGGAAATAAAATGAAGACAAAAGAAATCAAAGATCAATTGTGGGAAGTTTGGTACAAGGCTAGGGAAGCCGGTGCATCAAGGGTAGCCACAAACGCCATTCTTGACGCAATGGTTGTCATTGACAAAGAGATGGAAAACTCAGAAAAAACTGAAGTTTGCTCTTGACAAATGCCGATAAGTATGGTATAATCTAAGCATAAGAAGATAACACAAACGAAAGAAACATTATGAGTAAATACGAAGATATTAAAACTGTATTCAATTCCGACGACTTCGGTCTTGAAGATCATTCGCTCACTATCGACAAGATTAGCGAACTTGATCCCGATGGCAACGTTATGCTTGTTAAGTATATCGCTTATGTCATTGACCCACTGGGTAACGCTATGGTGTTCAACTATTCGCCATATGCCCCACTGGGTGAGCTGCTCGATTCCGCTAAGGTTTGGATTCAGTGCGGTTGCCCTAGCGATTGCGATGAGGTGGGCTATCCTCGTAAGTGGGACAAGGACAGCATCGCCGCCATACCTAGGGTAGTGTCATGAGTATTGGCCTATTGTATTCTGCTATAGTTATTATGTGCAGCGTTCTAGTGATGGGAGAGTGATGGACGAATTTCATGACTGGCCGCAGACGCAGGACGATGAACTGCTGTTATGGACGATGGAACAAGAGCGGGAAGATGTGGAGCGGGATAGTCCTAGCTGATCCATAACGCTATAGATGGCCCGATGCACGACAGTAGAATCGACGTAAGTGCTTACCTGATAAGGACTTAGGTGCTCCGGGGCTGCCGCCGGGGGCGTAAACCCTTACGTGGCAATGACTTACGACAATTTAAAAAAACTTTGGAAAATATTGTTTTTTTCTCTAGGTGGGTATTGACAGGTGCCGATAATATAAGTATAATGGGAGCATACAAAGCAACAACGTCACAAAGGAAAAACAAAATGGAAACGCTCATTATCATCATCGCCGTGTCTTTGGTTCTTGTCCCGATTTTCGGGCTTGGCATTCAGGATGCACGACGACACCCTTGGAAGTAATTCCAAAATAATCCCGAATAGGGGTTGACAATCGGGCGACACTTGTTATAATGGAGGAGTAAGTTAGCTACAACCCAGTTGGAACTACGCCGCTGGAATTGGTTCCCCGAAAGGGGCATCTTACTCACACAACACTCTTTTGAAGGAAAATGAAATGGCGAACTTCCCAGAAAATCGCGACAACATCGTTGATGTCGAAAACATGATCCGCGAAGCCGATGTACGCGAGGAATCGCAAAGGCAGATTGGCGAGGGCCGATCTAAGCCGTTCATGTACGACTACGTGCCGGAGCAGGAGGAACCGACTTGCGAGGATGAGGATGATTACGATGGCCAACCCGACGAATACACGGAATGGCAGGACTACATGGGTGGCGACGAATATTACGACCACAGCGAGAACGGGATGTGGTAGGGTTGACGGCGACGGGTGTATCAGGTATAATACACGTATGACACACAACAACAACACTTCTAAGGAAAACAAGATGAAGACACAAGAACAGTTGCGACAAGAGGGCCTTAGAGCAGCAAGGAATATGGTTCGAAAGTTCAAGGCTCGTGAGAAGGTTAGGAAAAGCCCTTCGAAGCTGGCTCGTAGTTGACAGGGGCAGCGTCTCACCCCATGTTTGCTGTTAGGGGCACAGGTATCATATACAACGTAAGTGCTTGTCGCGTAAGGGGTTACGTACCACGAGGCCGGGGCCGGGGCCATAAACCCAAGGGGTATAAGGACTTACGGTTATTTTGATTTTTTTCGGA